AGAGATTAGACTTTGGCTTGTGTTGTCTGTTAAACTCCCGAGAAAAGGATGTTAGCATGGACAACACAGGCGATAATCAACCTATTATTACTTTGCCTGACTTGCAGGAAATATGTGATATAATCAAGCTGGCCAGTGAGCGCGGCGCTTTTCGCGTGGGTGAATACAGCCAAGTTGGTGCTTGTTTTGACAAGTTGCAAAGTTTCTTAACTCAAGCACATCTCATTACAAATCAAGGAGAAACAAATGTTTGAAGGCATGTTACGCCATGTGGGCGTAATTAACAATACAGGTAAAAATGTTGCTGTGGTATTCATGACTTTACCTGACGATGATCAAAACTGCTTGGTGGTGGACATGGATGCACTTCCAGAAATCTTCCAACAAAGTGTGAAAAAGATTATCGAAAGCAACGAAGCACAGCAAACAGAAAACCTAGGCGATATTTTGGGACGCAGAATGAGTCCTGATGGTAGTAATAGCACAGTGTTGGTAAAGTTGCACCAAGCAGGTCGTTTGCAAAAGCTGCCAGTGGAGTTGATTAGTCTAGTGCCGCGCCGCGGAGTCACTTGGCCACTACGTGATGTGTTGGCTGCCATGAAAGCAAGCCAAAATCCAAAAGTTATTGATACAGATTTGGATCCTGATCAAGCAGAGATTGCACAAGAAGAACTTGTGAAGTTCAATGCATTTGCCAACAACATTGAAGCCACTGCAAGTGAAGGCACTATGTCCCAAGCACAAGATTTGATACGCATGGCTGAAATGCTGGAAGCTGATGCAGCACAACGCCGTTCACGAGCTTATCAACTTGCCCCGGAACTGGCGCCTAAAAACAAAGCCAAAAGTAAAAACCCTGGATTACCCACAGCGCCGCCTGCTGTTGCAGTGGAACAATAAAAAAGCCGAGCGCAAGCTCGGCTTTTCCACCTAAAGCCTAAAATCTAAAGTTCGTAAAAACTCTAATAGCTCTTTGGCACTGATGCCATAATGACTGCAAAGAGTTTTTTCATCACCATGAAATGCAATCATGGCACGCAATGCAGATTTGGCACTGACTTCGTCAAGATTGCTCTGTGCAACAATATCACGTAGCAGTTGTGTCTCACCTTGACTGAGCTTGCGGCTGCTTTGAACATAGTCTTGGAAAGCCTGATAGGCGATCGGGCAACGTTGCTGGACAAACTGTCCAATAGCTTGACCATATTGTTGTATTTCCCACTGAGCATGAGCATCATCGCGCAACATCACATAATGTAGGAGGTTCTTTAAATCAATCTTCCAATACATTTCTGTATAGTTACTAACTGGCAATACCAATCTAGCTAGTTCACGGCTGAGTGATTGACCACCACTTAGCTCACGCGGCTCAAGAAGTGTTTTGTAAAGTCTGAGACTTTCAGCTTGATGACGTTGCATTTGTTCCCAAATGTCAGTTTGATCAAAACTCACAAGTGGATCAGCACTGCCTTGTTTGTTGATGTGATCTTGACCTTGCAAACGATGCTTCTCGGGAAGATAAAACTCACTGCTCATCTCACTGTATCTACCGCTGTATTCATTTACACTGGCAGTGCGGTGCCTAATATGTTGTCGGGCAACAAATATGGGCATTTTGATATGAAACAAAAACTCAACCATTTCAAAAGGTGAGGTATGAGAATTTTTCATGAGATAGCGAATTAATCCAGTGTCTTCTCTTACTGTTTTTGTTCCAGTTCCGTAACTTACGCGAGCTGCACGGGCAATAAGAGCATCATCACCCATGACGTCTACCAAGCCCACAAATCCTGAATCTAATACAGGAATGTAGTTGGCATCATTTAAGATTGCAGATTGTAATGTCATAAACTACCTTGAGGTTATTGTTTAATAATAACTCAAGGTTAGCTGACAGTCAACTTGTTTTGCTTAGGTCGTTTTCAATATTCTTGACAAGTGCGTTGGCCCAGCGGCTGACATCGCGCTTCATTCTAGTGAAATCCAAGTTGACTTTACAGTAAACCATTATGGTGTCGTCAGCTGGCTTTTTGTTTTCACTGCGCCAAAGATCAATAAAATCTTTGCCGCTTATTTTGTAAGTATTACCAGATTTAGTTGTAACGAAAGCATCAACAATGTATTTGGCGGGTGGTTGATCTATCATGACAACATTATCAAAAATGGTGTCCCAAACGGAGTTGTTTTCTTTAGCCACGTCACCCTCCACAGATTCAATTGTCGCAGTGTATTTATAGCGGTTTACCTTAAGGTGCTAAATGCCACCAGCCTGGTTGCTGCTACATTTACCTGTTCACCAGGATCAGCTGCTATTTGCAGTTCATACTGAAACTCACCTGTGCCTGCCGGACCTAAAATAGTAGCAGCTTGATTTCCATTAACTGTGATGTTGCTTACTGTAGCAACCACATTTGTTGTTAATGGTGTATATTGTCGAATTCTAAGATATAGCGCCATGGTTTACCTCAAAGTTTTGATTATTATACATTGGTTGATACCCCTCCTCCGCCCTGGTTGCCACCCTCTTGACCTGGAGTGTAAAAATCTTGCCCGCTGGTGCCTGTGCCACTTGGAGGTGTTACACTGCCGCCACCTACAACAAGATTTGGGCTGAACAAGTTTGAACTAAAGCTGACAAAGTGGCTTGTAGTTGCAGTTGCAACTATGTTAACCGTGCCAATAGTTGTCCAATTCCAACTACCACTACCAGTGAAGTTAACTAGTTCGATAAAATCAGCTGAGCTTTGTAGCGTTACTGGCAATGTGGGATAGCTAGGCGCAGTGAAAAGATTGGGCTCATATGTGTATCTAGGAACTACTACATTTATATTACCACCGGGACTATTGGCAATAGTCACTTCAACCCAAGTTATATTGGGATTGAACTTACCTGTGGGGTTGCTAGCAGTAGTTTCTTGAACTACACCATTGCCGGAACCAGAAAGACGTGCCCATTTGCTCATGTTAATACTCCACCACTACCAAACCGTTTGCCCCGGTGCCGCCATAGCCATCATTTACACCGCCACTGCCACCGCCTCCAGGACTACTACCATTATGGCCACTACCTGCAGGAGCGCCACCACCACCTTGGGCTCCTGTGCCACCTGCTCCACCAAGACCGCTAAAGCCCACACAAAATCCACCATGCCCAGTCCCACCAAATATTACCAGTGCATTGCCATATCCGCGACCACCTACACCACCAACACTGCTTTCACCTAATAAAGTTCCAAAGCCGCCAACACCACCTGTAGCACTAACGTATGCGCCAAAACTACTGCTACCGCCACTGCCACCGTTGTTTGTGCTGGCACTAACACTGCTGTTTCCGCCGCCCACGCCGCCTACACCCACAGTTATTGTTATTGAACTACCTGGAGTAACGGAAACTATTTGTTCAGCGTAGCCACCTCCACCGCCGCCGCCGCTTGCACCTTGCTCGTGGTTACCACCTCCACCGCCGCCAGCACCCCATACGCGAGCCTTTACATGGCTCACATTCAAGGGCACATTCCAAGTGGTTGATGCAGAAATAACATTGGCGCTTGTAAACGTAGCGTATCGTTGCACACTGCCATCAGCAAATACCAAAGCAGCTTGAGGATTGTTTAGCTTTACATTGCCTTGGCTGTTGATAGTCACAGCAGCATTGTTGGTATTAGTTACAAAATTAATATCAGTTATTACATTTGCTGAACGATTTACTTCCAGCCATGTACGAGCATTGGTATTTGTATCATCAGTAATATACTCAACTAAACTGTTGGTGTCTGCTGCGCGCCACCACCATTTTTGATTTAACGGTGCTGATGTAACTTGATATCCCTGATAAACTGCATTTGTTCCTTGGCTGGTTATCAAACTACCAAAACTTGCTGAGTTAGCAACTGTAAGGTATCTGCCCACTGTGGCATCTTGATACACATAGGCATCTGCTGTGTGTAGTTGTGATAACTGATATGCAGCACTTCCCACTGAATATACTTGATTAGCATACGGAATGTTGTTTTGAGTGCTGGTCCAATATTCATAACCCGGAGGACCAATCCAACGCCATGCTCCGTTGGCATATATGTTTAACTGAGGGGGATTGTGACTTGTATCCCACCACAAACTACCGTCTACTGGATTAGCTGGTTGCAGTCCTGTAATAGGAATGCTGCTGCCACTTATCCACTGAATGCCATTGTAAATCTTTAACAAGCTGCTGCCAGTATCCCACCATAACTGTCCCTCAACTGGAACATCCGGGGGTGTGGAACGTGCAAAATGCTGCATGAGCCAAAGTAGATCTTGGTTTATAGCTGTGCCATAGCTTTGATAACCACGACCAGGAAGCTCCAAGCTACTGCTAGTGGTATTTAGATAGTTGTCGGGAATAGTTACAAACTGTGTTCCGTCGTAGTTTGAGATATTTAAAACCATTAGTTTATCCTTAATACCCCACTGCTGTCCAACTATACCCCAAAGATCCTGCTACCCAACTACTGCCTGACCATTTAACACCCCAAATGTCAAACGCCGCTGTGGTGCGATTGTTTGTGCCATATATAGTAGGACCGTAAGCAGGACCGGGCAACCATCCAGCTGCCGCAGCTTCTGTTACTGTTACAGTGTAGTTAGTTGTTGTAAATGCAGTAGGTAACGTAACTGTTTGGTTAACTGTACCTGGAGTTGTGCCAATTCCCCATTGAATAATAATCCCACTTGGTAGTTTTTGGTAGCCTGATGCGGATTTTTGACTTGTGCCAGCTGTATCTTGGCTGGTTCCGTCCTGAAATACCAAATGTCCACTGGGTATGCTGACATTTCCCTGCGCATCAGCACTGAGTGCAGCAGTTTGGTTGTCTGTATATATTGTTACGTTGTTTACTGTGTTAGCAGTCCTCAACACTTGTAACCAATATGTTGCACTGTTGTTGGCATCATTAGCTAGGAACTCAGTTAATGAACCGTTGGTTTCCACCCCGCGCCCATACATTCTGTTATTAGCTGATGCTGAATCATTTCTCAGATACTGATAAACAGGTCCGTTATATTGATTGAAAGTTGCTGCACCAAATCGCGAAATACCATCAACGTCCAAGTTAAAACCACCAGCAGGTGATTTACCAACACCCAGTTGGCTAGCTGCTACTGTGACTCCGTTTAGCAAACTGGTCCCTGACACTGTTAAAGCAGCAGCAATCAAGTTTCCTTGCACAAGTAAGTTGCTTGATGCTGTGATATTCACAGCCGATAAACTTGAGGCAACTGTGACCACATTGGCTGTGACAGTTTGCAAGTTGCTGGTTCCAGTGGCTAGTAAACCACCAGTGTTTGTTTGATTGGCAGTTACAACACCCGTAGCATCAAGATTTACTGTGTAAACCGTGCTAAATCTATTCGTAGCATTGCCCAGCATGCGCACATTGTTGCTGTCGGGGGCATTGTTTTTTGTTGACAACCAAGCTGCGGTTTTTTCCACAGGCGCCACCACAGTCCAGGACAGGGCATTCCAAACGCTTAATACAAGATTGGTTGTATCCCACCAAAATGTGCCCACAACTGGATTAGCAGGTGCGTTGCCAGCAGCAACAATGCTACCACTTGCAATCCACCCTGTGCCACTATACATCTTGAGTATATTGCCAGTTGTATCCAACCAAATTTGACCTTTGATGGCATGATCTGGTGCAGCGTCTCTAGCAAAATGCTGCATGATCCAAACAAGATTATCTAAAACATGACTGCCATAGTTTTGGTAGCCAGTTCCAGGTAATTCCAAAGTGCTGCTAGTAGTGTCAATGCTTTTATCGGGAATGGTAGCTAAAACATTTCCATTGAAGTTTTTAATTTGCGTTGCCATGTGTTGTACTTGATCCTATCTTATGCCATTTGCAAGCGCAGTGTATAGACGATTTCAATTTGTCTGTTAAGACTTTTTTGTATGGGGCTGAATACAGCATGTGTCATCAACAAGCCAGTATTGGGACCGCTTTCACTGTAAGCACGCAAGCCCAGTTCATTAAACACAAAGTCTGTTGTAAAGTCATTTGTGGTATCAAATGCATCTTGTCCGGCAGGTTCACCTAAGTCCAAGGTGCAAGTGACAACAACATCGCTGTAATATGTGCCGGTAACGTGAGCAACGGCTGTGAGATTTTTGCTGGGATCAAGATCCAAGCTGCTTTTGTTGTTTACTACTTTATACCAAGTTTGATTATATAAACTGGCACTTTGGCCCACAATGTTGGGCGGTTTATAACTGATAACACCAGTGCCGCTAACAGTTGCGCCGCCGTTGCCAAATACCATTTCCTGTATCCAGCCACGGCTTTCATTAGCCAGGGTATTTGCCAAACTCAAACTGAAGTTTTCCCAATTGATGGCATTGTGCGTGTCTGCTAAAACATCACCAGTTAGACAATCTTTAATTAAAACGTGACCAGTCACACTGGGCGAGATATTTTCATTCATTGCTGGGTTAACCTGGAATTTTTGCTATTTGTTTTTGAGTTTCAGGATCACGTATAACGATACTACCATACACCCACAGGGGGCAGGTCTCATCACTGGATTTATTGCTATCATTATTTAATTCCATGATGTTATTTAGTGTGATTTCAGGCTGTTGGTTTGGCATGTTGTTATAAACTCTCCTGTTGTCCGCGTCCGTCATATACTGCTGTGCCTTGAGCATGACTGATTTGTGTTGCTATTGCATCTTGTAGCAAGGTTGTAAATCTAACATTGAAGCTGCCCAACACAGGTGCAACATTGAATACAACATTACTGCCTACAACAGTGTAATCTTGTCCTGCTGCTTGTATATTGCCGTTGTTCCAAACACTGAGTCGGGTTGTGCCATTGCTCAGGGCAAATGTATTTGCAACTCCTGTGCCATTTGCAAACGAACTTTGGTAAGTCTGTCTTGGCAAACCACTTGTAGCACGATAGTTTCTCCAAATATTACGTAGTATTGCGCGATTGGGATAAGTGATAGTTGGTGTGTAATCTATTTGCCACCATGCTATTAACTCATCTTGAATCCAAACATACCCGGGTTGAGGACCTTGAGGCATGGTAAGCACTGTGTAATCTGCAATGTCTAGGTAATCACTTGTTGCGTAAACTGTTTGCAACACTGTTGTGGCGGTGGCGAGATTTTTAGTTATTTCCACACCTGCGTTTACCAACACTCGTGTTGTGGATTCCGTTTGATCTTGCAAGCCCTGCGCATAGTAAACAGCTACAGGATTTCCTGGATTACTTGAGAACACCAAGGTGTTTCCAGAAATCACAAAGTCATTGCCAGTTACTGCCAGTTGTCCAGCATGGTAAACTTGCAGAGATTCAATATTCAGAGGTGTTTGCGCCAAATGATATGTGTTACCTGTGCTTGTAAACTGTTCTAACTGCCAGTTGTAACTGGGATCTTGAGTCCAAGTTAACACACGCAAGGTATCTGAGTTATTGATAAATCCTGCACTGTTGCCTTGTCCAGTTGTGCTCCAGGGCAGTGCAGGATTGTTCAATATAACTAGATCATTGCCTTGTATTTTCCAATCATAACCATAACTGTCATTTACATAAACTATTTCAATAACATCATTTATGTTCAAGGTAGATGTTATCGTTACAGTGTTAGTTGCACTGTCTACACTATATTCACCTTCAGGTTCCAATTGCCTTTGTTGTTGATACACAGCAAAATAATCAGTAAACACCGGATCAACATAAGGTATAGTAAGTGCATATGTTTGGATTGCAGTGTTAGTAATGGCAATAACCTGCCGGGGCGGAGCCGGCATCACACGCTGGGAAGTCAAGTTAAACACTTGCACACTTGCATAAGGGCTTCTGCTAGCCCCGGGAGGTCTGTCAAGTGTATAAGATGTGCTAGCTGTTATAGGAATATCTTGTTGATGGGGTTGACTCCAATAAGCTGTTTGAAAAACATCAACAACCACTTGTGCTCCAGTAGCAGGAGTTGGTGTCAAAACCACATTGGTTCCAGATACTGTAATGTTTGCAGAGGGATAGGTATTGCCATCCACTGTGGCTCTAACCCAGCTGGCGCTGCCAATAGCCACAGTAGTAGCAAAACTGTTAGAAATACCATCAGCTATTGTGATACCATGATGTTGTCGTGTATCAAAAAGCACATTAAAGCTTGCAAGATTGCCAACATGAGGAGTATTCTCTCTGTCAGTGTCTTTAACAGGCAGTGAAGGTTTCACCAGCCAAATGCCGGGGTTGGATATTGATACGTTTGCTACACCCCACATGTTGCTTGTGTCAATAGTTGCATTGACGCCCAGGCCATTTGTGGTCCATGTAGTGGCTGGTGGAATACTGGTATAATATCCCGGGGTTACAAACTCTACCTCAAGAACATTACCTTGCACAGTTGTATTGGTAACTTGCCATATTGCAGGAGCTGGAGTGGAAACATCATGCCAAATCAAATCACCAACTACATAGTTGTTTCCAGAGTTTTGTATTTGAGTATTTTGTGCTGCTACTGCTGTAACTGTGAGACGGCAATCAATATTGGGATCAATCTCTTGTAGATAGATTATGTTGCCGGAAAAATATCCTGATCCAGGATTATCAATCTTTACACTGCGAGTAGTGATTCCAGCACCTGTTCCCCCAAAACTCCATGTAACAAGTTGTTCGTTTGCAACTGGAGGATTGACAAAAACAAAATTACCAGTTGCATAGTTGACGAAAAAGTCCTGTTCCACAGTCAACAAGTTACCAGCTTGCCAAGCAATGACCGATGAGTTGTTAATGGGAACTACGCCCAAGTTGTAATGAACTACAGCACTGTTTGTTGTGTAAATCTTGTTGGCAACAGTAAATCCATCCTGCTGTTGCTGGAATATATTAAACTTTTGACTTTCTGGTATTCTAACCACAGCTAGTTCGGGAGGACGATTGTCATTTACATCTGGCTGTAGGAAGTTGTATCCGTCGTAAACAGTGTCATATTCACCAAGTGGTGCTGCATTAAATGTTTGTCCATGGAACAACACATATACTTTGTTGGTTGTAGGTGCAGTGAGTTCCAAATGTCTGCCGCCCCATTGTGGAAGCACACTTGCACCTGTTCCTGTTACACCAGTATAGGGCTTGGGTATTAACGCAACAGGAGTTAGTGGGCAAATGTCCCATGCTCCAGGGTCAACTACAGTTAAAGTTAAAATCCCACCTGTGCCATTTACTGTGGCAACTTCCAGTTCTGCAGGAACAAGATTTGTTCCTCCAGTCACCCACAATCTATTACCCACAGCATAACCCAAGCCAGGATCAACTGGTTGCGCTTGAGTTACCCAGTTGGGTATTATCCAATCTTGACCATATACACCTATTGCACTGTCAATCCACACCACAGTCTGACTGGGACCTTGTGGAATATAACTCAAGTTAAAACTGCTGCTACCGCCAGCTTCAGGAGTGAATATATCGTATTCAGGTATTTCACCACCGCTGATGATTACATCAAGATAATCATAAATGCTGTCGCTGTTGCTGTCCCAACCTGTGTAATGATTCCAAGGAGTTGAGTTCCAACCTTCACCCCAGTTCAAGGGCAGTGAGTCCAGTATTAGTCCCTTGTATTGTGCTTGTAGGAGTTCTTTTATGTCGCTAATAGGCGGCATTTGTGGTTGAGGCTGATAGCTATTGCGTATGCGAGCCGCCGCCCCCCAGTTTTCACCGTCTTCTGTTTTAGAGAATCCAGTTATATCTTCCCAAACATAGTCCCAACCATAAGCTTCACTGCTAACACGATCAAAATACACCCGGATATTTGGTTGTCTTATTAAATGTCTTGAAGCTTGATACTGGTATTGAGCCAACCAATCTTTATATCGAGTTGAGTTGGCCATGTAAGCAGCTTGTTGAGCGTTGTTTTCATCTAATATTTCAGTTGTGCCGTTGGCCAACAGATAGGGCGGTTTATCAAAGTCTGTTACACGGAACGATGCTGAATCAAGCAAAGTTCTGCTGTTGATAAACTCACGTATTTTGGCAGTGTAGGGTTTGATTTCATTTACATAAGCCAACAAACTGTTGACTTCATCTTGTTGATACAACACACTGGTGCTCAAGGGCACACCAAACCCACGCAAAGTCACATAGCGTGTTTTAGTCAACCAATCCACAAACACCTGTTCACTTAGCACATAGTTCAACATGCTGGTAAACAACGTGTTTTGTTGTAAAACATCAAATACAACGTCCAACAAGCCCTGAATGATTTGTTGAAAGCAAGGTGCAGGTGATGCATCAAATAATGTGCTATCAAAAGCAGCTTGGTCCCAACACCAGTTGTTCAAGCTGTTGTCGTAAACACTGGGCAAGATTTCAATGCTGCCATCTTGTTGTGCAACAAGAGTCCACTGTTGGTCCAGCCAGGCATACCATTGCCATTTGCCAGTTCCATCATTAAGCACTTTAACTATTTCCACAGTAGTGCCATCAATAACATCTAGATCGCGTATCAAGGGCACAGTTTGTGATATTGTGCTTGTGGCAAGGTAACCTTGGGCATACCAGTTAACATATTGCCAGTAAAGCTCAGTGTTCCAAGCTTGCAACTGCAACAAATTCCAAATGTTGTCACCTTGCCATTGATAAATTGCCCAGGGCGTTGCTGTGACTAAAACTCGTGCGCCCAAATACAAATCAGGTATTAATAGGTCTCTATCTGCAATAGTGGGCACAACAAAGTCATACTGGCTGCTGTCAGGCACGGGTTCTTGTGAGAAAAAGTAGTTGCGCCAAGTTGTCTTGTTGGGATCGGTTACAAGAGGGTCATCCAAGTTTGCTATGAGAGCGTTGGCTACAGTGACAAAGTTAGCGCCTGCTGCTATGGGATCCTGAAACCATGTTTGACGGGGGCGAACTAAGTTACCCAAGCGTTGTGGTGCAGCAAGTCTGTAATCAGGAACATCGTTGCCTAAACCGTCAAAACCCAGCAAGCTATCAATGCAACGTTGCCAAAACTGTTGAGGAATTACACTGCGACTGTCACCGGGTCTAAACAACTGCCATTGACTGTGAACAGTGGGATCTTCACTGGCGTCCTGCCAAGCAACTTGCAGTATTTTTGCACTGCCAGCCAGCTTATTACGCACATTGGCTACTAGCAAGTTGGTGCTATCGATAGCAGCCCACCAGGGAATTTGTTGATTGCCAGTGTTGGTTATAACATTGCTGATTTCCTGTGTGGTCAGTCGGCGCCAAGCCGCAGCAGGTTGCATGGTGCTGTTTTTCACCCAGAAATAATACCATATTTGTGCTCGTCCCACACTGGTATAGATTGTTTGCTCACACCAACTAGGTGCGCTGGGGTTATATACTTCACCGCTGGGTATAAAAGTCACGCCTTCCAAAGTAACTGGTTGTCCTGCGGCTGCTAAACTTGCCCAGTCTGTGGGCAGAACTGGACTGCGAATCCATTCATAAACTGATACTTCCGAGCCAGGAGCCAGTTGGCCCCAATGCTGTATGCGATATTTTAAATCACCTTGATGATAATCCACATAACGCACACTGCCCAAGTCCCACCAAGTTTCACCCACATGCTCATCAGCCCAAGCTTGATCATCCTGCAAGTCAATTTCATCATTTATGCTTTTGTTGTATTGAGCAGGATCGTTTTCACGCTTGTAAACAAGTTCTTGTTCAGCCAAGCTGGGTATTTGACCTTGAATGGGATCAAAGTATTGCAACACAGTGCTGGGTTGATTATAAGCACTGGTAAACAGCACACAACTTTGCATGAGTTGGCTGTCCACCATGAGTGTTTGGTTACGTATGGGCAACCATGTGGTGCCAATGCGTGCATATACAGTCCAAGCACCGGTTATTTGATCGCCTTGGTCCACAAACACACGCAGCCCTTGTGGCAGGGGTTCTGTTGTGGCAAATGCATCGCGCTGAGCAACGTTGGTAAATCTTATGGGGTAGTATTTCAAGATTTTACCACCTTGCCCGTTTTCAAAAGTGCTTATATCTATTTGAAAACTTTGTGCAGAGACATCAACAGCACTGACAGTGAATGTGCCAGTCAAGGCAGCTACGTTTTGAACACATGTCAACACAATGATATCGTTGTCGGCAAGTGTAAGGCTTTGGTTTACAAACACAGTTGTGGGGCTGGCAGTTGTTTGACTGCTAAGTGTTCGATTAATTGTCAAACCAGTGTCTAGCAGCGCCCAAACTGTCCAACTGCCAGATGCTGTGCTGAACTGCCAAACTGTGTCGTTTACTGCAACGGGGCGCGTGCTGCCGAGTTTGTCGTCCCAAAGTGCCACAAGCTCAGTTTGGTCAAAAACTTGCCAAGATGTTTCACCCAGTTGCACGTAACCTGCTGTGGGAACATCAGTAGCTGGCTGGGGTTGATAACTGTCTCGTAGAGGAAAACGGTTGGTCACATAACTTGTGGGAGGAGTTACAATACGACTGTCACCGGGTGTAATACTCAATACATCATCACTGGGAATATCGGCATCAACACTACTGAACAAGTTGATCCATTGTATGGTGTTGGTTACATCTTGTGGATTTAAATAAAACTCCACTAGGTTGTTGACCGCTACACCACCAAACTGTCCCAAACGCAGGGCAAATTCTTCAAAGTAATCAAATGTGCTATCTTGAGGAATCAATCCAGTGTTTCGCAGTATAGCGCCCAAGCTGTTGAATGTGCCTTTTTGTCGGATGTATCCTTGGAAAAACTCAAACTCTGTGGCATCTTCCAACAGCAAATCACGTAGATAATCGCGTTGTTGGTAACTAAACTGATGTTTAGCCATGCGATTCAAAACAGGATTGGTTACTACACTTTGACTGTTAATTGACTCTTGTTGTGCTGTTGTTCCATTTATTTTCACAGTATAGGGTTTAGCTTGATCAATGTTGAAAAACCTGGTGAAATCCTTGGCTGTTTTATCAAAGTTGCTGGTTAAAGCCCAGGTGTTACCAGCTTGCGGAACAAGAAAATACCCCGGCGCATCCAAACGTCCAGTCCAATTTCGTGTTCTATGCGTGTAAACCTTTACTCGTGGTTGATATTGGTAAAATAAAGGTTGATAAACTATGTCGTTGAACTGTGTGACATTGTCTAAAATCATCACATGTTCCAGTGTGTTGACAAACAACCGTGCTCCAAAAATAGTATCAGTGTTTATGGGGCGAATGGTTATTTCTGTATCTTCACGTAGCGTTTCCAAGTTGCGTTCAACTATGGGTGTGCCTGTTTTATTAAGTATGGGATAAACACCACTAATAGTGCCGGGAACAAACTGTATTTGTCCTGTTAGACGTCGTAGTGTAACTTGATTACTGCCGGGACTCAAAGCAATAAAGTTGTTGTTGCCCCAAGATCCCTGGCACCAATAAACAAACTCTCTGGCACTATATTGCCAATCAACTATGCGTCCGTTGTCATCGTTTACTCTATCAAAAACCCAACCCTGGGCAGTCAACCAACGTCCAAACCCTGTTACTAGGTCTACAACTTGCTGAGGAGTTTCAAGCACTGTTCCATAAAGCACAGTTTCTGTTGTATCCAAGCCCTGTTGCCAAAATGTCACTCGCAAGTTACCGAGAGTTTCCACTTGTCGACGCCCAGCAACGTTAGGAGGAATAACAGTGAAGGCACTGCTGTTGTTGTCATAACCAAATACTTTGTAGCCACCAGTTACTTTCTGTACAACAACGCCACTGTAAAAATATTCACCTATACTACCGCTTCTATACAAGTAGACATTGCGATTTTCAGCAGGCACAATACGACTGCTGAAGTTCACTTGACCAAAACTATCAACTAACACTCGCAGTGTGTCACTTTGCACATAACCAGCGAACTTGTGGGCAAGATTGACGTCTGTGCCTCGTATTACGTTGCCAAGGTAGTTGGTTACATCTTGTCCTTTGCTGACCAAGTATTCACTGAACCAATGCTGTAATCCGCAGCTACCAAAATAAGTGGTTGTTTGATATTCACTTAAACTTGCAGGTAGGTTCAGCAAGCTGGGATTTTCTCTATGTGCTAGGAACTCTCCGCTGCTTTTTCTTGTTTGTGTGTCTGTATAAACAAACTGCGGCCAGGGAGTATCTGCAAACAGAGTTTCTGTTCGTGCAACATCCCAGTTGATATCAACAAACTCAGCGGGTTTTGTCAAATATCCTGTAAATGCCTGAGTAAATGTGCGACTTTGACTTTTTCTCCATGCTTGTTCAACTGGAGCACCGTCACCAAAATCCCATTCACTTGCCGCTGCTTGTGTGCTGGGCAAATATTGAACTATACCAGCTGCAAGCGGAGGCAAAAGCTCACCTTGAGTGCCAACAGGGATACACTGCAACAGTCCCGGACGTGCCCATGCAGGCCAATAGCCAGCAGTGCTACCTTGACGTATCAATCCCTCACTTAGATCCTGCCATAATTTGGTGTTGCCGTTTGTGTAAGGTAATACACCATATTCTTCAGTCCACCATGTGGGTTGTTGACTAAAGCCCAACATTTCCCAGGGGCGAATGTCAGGACGATCAGTATCGTAAAACAATTGATAGATACCACGCCAATAACCTGGCACAGGTTGACCATTTAGATCAGGGACTGTGCGATAGTTAAAGCTAAACTGGTCGTTCAAATCAAAACTTGTGTTTGCTGACACATTAACTTGGTTTGCAACAGCCCAGCGTTCAAACATGGGACGTTGTATTTGGATTATTTCAGCGCGGGTGTAATCACTTGTGCGCCATTTACCGGGCAGGCGAGTGGTAATGTTGTATGTAACTTGATTGTCAGGATTACTGTATTTTGGCAGCAGGTTATTGTAAAGGTTGAGTTCAAACTGCAACCAAGCTGCTGCTATTCCTGAACTTAACAATGCAGGATTGCTAGTTGCAGTTGCGCCTGTTGTAATCTCAGCTAAGGGCAATCCATCACTGTCAATCATGGTTATTTCCGCACCATCGTGTGTTTGGATTACCAAGGGATTGTTTGGCTGTGTTGTATCAACAAACACGCGAGGATAATATGCACCTGCGAGTCCCAATCGAGTGCCAGTTGCAGGTATCCAAGTGCTGGTTGTTGCCTGCTGTGAACAATATGCACCAGCTGGTTGAGTTAAATCATACCCACTGTTGGCCCAGGGACTTCGAGCAGTTTTACCCAAGTTTACTTGACGCAGGGCATCTTGCACCCAAACTTGCGGATTTTGATTTAGATTGTAGCCTTGATTTGCGCTGAGATTGAATAGGGAATTGATAAAACGGCTGTAAAAAGTTTGATATTGTTTGTCAGCCCAAGTAATCACCAATTGTGGATCAGTATAGCCTGTAATACTGTTAATATCTGTTTGCGGAGTAGAGTTTAATACCCCTAGTTTGAGCATGGGTGCGTTGTGTTGTAAAATATAAGTGCCCAGGCTGGGATTTCTGGCAGTATCGCGCCAGTTATTAAATCCCAAACTATCACCAGTAAAACCAGTTTGATTAGCTATCATGCTGGACAAATGTTCTAGGTATTCACCACGGCTTACAGCACTTATATCTTGGTTGTTGGGATTTCTAGCTAGGTTCCAGGGTGTCTGCCAAACACCTTGTTGTGTTGTGGGCACTTGGTTGTTGCTCCAAACGCTGATAAAATATCTATCCTGCTCTTGAGCATTATTGACCAAGACAACACTGGTGTTCTCGACATTATAATCAGTGTTTTGCAACAACTGTGAGAGAACACCTTGACGATTTCTAATGACATTTACACTGGGGACATCGTTTGCCTCATTAGCAGGTATTTCCACGCCTGTGGGCATGAGCAGGGCATTGTTGGGATAAGCTAAACCTGAAAATACTTTGTTTTGCTCGCCTACACCCAAAAGTGTTCCTTGATCCATGACGTATTGCAAATCAAGATACTGTCGGCTGTCACTTTGAGCTTGATACCATCCGTTGGCATATTGTTCCGGGACAAAATCATCAGCAGCTATGCGGGAATATTTCCAGCCCCCAATCGCTGTGGCAATGTTGTCAAGCAAATATGTCCACGTGTCAGTTTGTTGATGGTTTTCAAATATCCAATCACCAAACTCATTTAGTTCCACACTTATACCCAAATAAGCATCTGTTGTGCGGAAGTCGCTTGTTTGATAACTGAACAACAAGCTGCCTGTAAATGTGCTACCGGGGTATGCACCTAGATCATTTAAGGCAATGCCGGAACCATCATAAAGCATCCAAAGTGGACGACTACCAGTCGATACACTTTGTCCCAATTGCCAAGACGCACCTGTATAGTGCCATGTCTCAATAGCACCTGTTGTTTCTATCAATAAAACTTGATCACCCAGTTGTGCTAGTGTGCTGCTGTCCGAGGGTGAGCGCGGTTGTGCGGTTAACACACATTGTCCAATAGTGGATAAACCACTTACTTGGTATATTCTGTTGTTTACATGAGAATCCTGATCATTTATAACCAAGATTAAATCACCATCTTGCAAAGATCGACCATTTATTGCGGGATTGGCAAGCCCTGTGTAAGTTGCAATAAAGTTGGGATCACTGCTTGTGAAGTTAATATAACCACGGCTGGTTGTGCCTTGGTTCCCTAACTCCAAGTTGCGTAGATATTGCAAAATAGGCCGTTGCGGAGGCAGGGCAAAAGTTTCAGTTAGGCTGTTTTGTGGATTTTCCACAGCCAGTGTTTGGCTGACATTCAAGACATCTAAATGGAACCATCTGTTGGCTAAACTATAACTGTTGCCGTTTAAGGTTCCACGTTCTTGCACATGATATATTGGCCCTTGATCCACAAACACTCGCAAACCATTTGTGACATCACTTGCCCAATCGTCGTTCACTAGTAGGATTTTTTCACCAACATTGCAAACTATCCAGTCCTGGTTGTTGTATTCAGGACGACTGTCAGCTAGGAATCTTATTTTCAATCCTGTTGTAAAAATAATAGAACCTGTTTGTGATGTTCCATTGCTGCCATCAGCGTTGGCTATTGCATAACTGCCAGTGTAAGTGTAACTTGACTGCCCGCGAATATTTTGATAAAAGTCAGTTACATCAAGCAAATCAATACGTCGAGGACCTTGTGGAACCCAGCGATATTGATTCCAGTTTAAAAACAAGTCGATGTCTACTGGAGGACTCCAGCTATAGTAGCGATTGTTAAACAAACGCTCGGGAGTTGAAGTTATTGCACCTTGCAACCGCAGTTTGTTTAACAAGTCATCATAAAACAAAATGTTTTGCACTGCACCATTTTGTGGATCACGACTGACCACAGTGGGTGAAAGTTGATATTTTTCTCTATCGCTAGTGGGCTCGGGAACATAAAAATCTGTAACAGGATTGTAATAGACTGGATGACTGCCCACATACCCAGCTAGAAACTCACTGTTTTCTGGTTGGAACAAATGGTCCACAGTGGCATTGAAAAACTTCGTTAATGCTGCTGTTTGATTAACTTGAGGAAGTAACTCTACTATTTTGCGATTAGCCATGTGTTATACCCAGTGTTGCGTTGGTGAAGTCTTGTACAATATCTACGTTAGTTACTCTAGCACTGCTAATGAATATTTCATCAGGTTGGCATTTGATTTCAAACAAATCGCCAAACTGTGCTTGAGTATTTAAAGGAGTTATAACCACGCTGGCTATAACCGGTGCTAATCTTATATGTATGTAAGCAGCAAGTTCGGTAAAGAAAAAGCTTTGTCCAAAGTCCCAGTTAATCAAACTAAAGTATTCGTTAATACTTCCTATAACAAGACTTTTAATTTCATTGTCAGTTACTGTGGTGCCCGATGCTTTGATGACTTTGAAACGCACTTGTAGTTCTTGAGGAGCTTGATTTCCAAATATTACTTTATATTTCACTGGATGCCATATTATTTGGTCGGTCATGGTTTTAAATGCTTCCAAGCCTGAAAAAACACTGCGCAGTTGTTCACTAGTAGGCGCTTGTGGTTCAGCACTGGCTGGAGCATTTGTTGCTATCCAGTTTCTCAAATCTGTATCGTATGTGCTTGTAAGCACATATATGTCAACAATATTCATTATAGCTGGATCAATACGTTGCTCGTTGGGAGCATAATGATCATAAATCCATTTTAAACCACGGCGGCCTATTTTCATTTTCCAGCTATTGGTCACAAGCAGCAACTCGCCGCTGGGACCCCGGCGTATCCACTGATAAAATTGTCCAGTTGTCATCACATATGCAACTTCACCTTGACTCCAAAGGGGATCACTTGCAGGTGGCAGTTGATTGGCATATGTATAAATGCGGCTTGTGGGAATAACACGTGGCTGCCAATATTCGTAACCATCACTTGTGGGAACTAAAGTCCAAAATATCATACGCTGTGCGATGTTTTCTGGGTCTACAATTATATCATATTGGTTGGGATTTAGTGGCAAGCCCAGGGGATTGTTTTCACCACTTACATAGACCTTGGTGTTATCCACATAACCATCAGGATAAATGTCTTGCCCTAGTATGCGCCAAATGTAGTTGGCGCCCAAAGCTGGGGCGGGAGTTGTAGTTGTGGGATCTTGTGGGGCAGTGTTGATGTCTAATACTGTTATACTGTCTTGTTTGACATCACCGGTGTTTATGTCAATTGTTTTGTATTGAGTGTTGTATAAAAATCTAACATCTCGCACACTTTCAAAAACATATCGCTGTGCGCGAGCTGTGAATGTCCATGTGCTGCCAGTAAACGCAGCCAACAGCAACCAACTGCTATCACGATTTGTGTTGGTAGTGTCACCGCTGTTAGATAAACTCCAAGCACCGGGATTGATATTGCCGCTGGTAATAACTTTCCATTGCGCATTTAGATAATCATATCGAATCCCAAATTTGTTTTTTCTATCCAAAGCAGTTTGAATATCTGAGGTTTCTTGGGCATTGAACAAGGGATTCCAACTGGCAATTATTTCCGTGGGCTGGTACCCAATAGTGTTGGCTATAAGAGGTGGAGTAATGCTTATGGCTCCCTGGCCAGTGCTTAACAAGCCATTGTTGGTTCCTACACCTTGTTGGTTGACAGCAGTGACTTCACACCATGTGTTGTTGGCATAAAATAAAGCGCCGGGAGCAACTACGTGAAACACACTGCTTACCGAAACGTTGCTACCTACAGTTTGGGCAACATTTCCTTGATACAATGCACCAGTGCTAATTTGACTGCTGCTTGTTGCAGTTTGCCAAACAGTTGTGCCTTGACTTTGCAAGTTAGCTCGCGGATAGTAATAATAATAAAAGTCTTTGACTTCTTGAGCTACACGTTGCTGTCCTTGACTGCCAGTCAGCATGGGTTGAATGTAATTGGTTACAAGAGCTAGACTGTTTTGAGTGTTAGCCACACTGACTTCCACTTTGTTGGTGCCAGGCTCGTCATACAAGATGCCATCGGTGCTGACAAGCTTTATGTTTTGATAAGTGCCGGTGGGATCGTTTATGTTAAGAAAGCGGCTTTGTCCACTGTATGTGCGATTTACAGCTTTGACTTTCAGTGCTTGTGTGTTAGTCAAGGGGAATACATTATAGTCTTCGCCGGTGACCATGCGGTCTTGAGTATAGTAGTTTTGGCTAGCTGCAAGTTGTATTTGTTGATTGCTGGCACGCAGTTGGCTATTTGCCACTGTTGTTTGCAAACTTGCGGATAATACCAAGTTGAATGAGTTGTTGAGGTTGTCATTGTAAGTAAATGCAAAGTTAATATTTTGCATGTCAACAGGACGTACTTGATAAGCCAAGCCATTGCTTTGGCGATATGTCACACGTATGAAGCCAGTTGGCACGCTACCAAAGTTTCCATCAGCAAATCTTATGCTAATTTGGTCTTGGCCCTGGCTGTCTCGTGTGTAAACACTGTATATATCTCGAACATTTTTGTTAAGACTGTTATAGATAACATTGAATCCATTCACACTGCTTACAGCAGTCCAATCTTTCAACACATTGCCTTGACTGTCAACATTTTGCACCCACACATCAATATTGTTGATGCCGTTGACGTTTACATCCAGCACACGATTGGCAACAGGATAGTCCAACTGATAATCTGTGTACCCCTGTTGTCCTTGTTTAAACATTAGGAAAAATCCAGTATTTGCACTGGTATTACCCAGTCCATCGCTGCGGTAAATCAAATACCAACTGTTTGTGGGATTGGGAGCCCGTTCGTAAAATATACCACTAGTTGATGTTGCAACACTTGTAATATCTGCAATGGAAAAGTCTGGATTGACCAGTTCAAAGTCCATGGTATTGCCAGCAGTGTTACTGGTGTAGGGAAACACACTACTACCATTGTTGTTGGTATTCATTTGGTAAAGTTCGGTGGCAATACCGTTTACAATGCCACTTTTAACTGGATTTCCAAAATAGTTGTTGCTGTTTAAACTGCTGTTGATGACTAAGATAAACTGTTCCAACCAATCAGCATTGTTTTGATCATTCCAAGTTATAGGAACATTTTTGAGATTTTGGCCTGTTGCATCATATAAGTCTTGGTTTGTAATAACTGTGGTTATTTTTAGCAAACCTTGGCTGGGCATGGCTCTTGGAGCATTATAGCTTAACATCCTGGCAAGACGTATGATACTTTCACGCCGTGTGGCAGTTTCAATAAAGTTTTCGCGTGTGTTGAGATCCATGCGAAAAGCCAAGCTTTGTCCCAGGTATGCTAGTAGATCAATAATAGCAACAAACTCGCTGCTTTCAATCCAGTCATTGAAATCTTCAGGATAAGTCAGTCTTATGTAATCCACCATAGCTGCACGTATGGTATCAAAATCATAAGCTGCAAAATTAACTTCGGAGAATGCTTGATATATAACTCGCCAATCTTGAGCATAAAAAAGTTGGCTTTGACGCTGTTGTTGAGTAACTGCCATGAGGATCTCTATTAATAACTTTCTGCTGTACGACGATCAAAGTCCAAACTAAATGTCCCTATTGCGTTAAATGGAACATAAAACAAATCCATTTGTAACCTTATACCTTGATCAAACGCATTTACTGCAATACTGTTAGCTTGCACACGAGGATCACCATCGATTACTTTTTGCACTTCATCTACTATGTTTTGACGTGTTAAATCATCAAAAGGATCATATAACATGTTCCAAATAGCACAGCCATATTCTGGCATCATGACTCGTTCACCGGGACGGGTGTAAAAAGCATTAAGTAAATCACGTTTTACCAACTCAATGTCAGCAAACTGCTGATTTTTGACGTTGGTTTCCACTGTGCTATAGCCATAAAACAGTCTTTGCAATGTTAATGTCCTATTGTGCTGGATGTTGTTTTTGATATTTATAACAGTTTCAGCCGGAGATTCAAGCAAAAGAAAAGTGCAGTTGGTTTCCCAACTGCACTTGCTGTTTGATACTTACTTGCCTGTTGCTACGTGCTTTAATCACACATCAAAAAGTCCCTACGTTGCTGAGCAGTGGTCCAATTTTGCACAAAAAAAGTTTGTTTGTGTCCGCGAGCTGACAGTCGTAGAGCTAGCAAGTCAGCCTCGTATTGGCTAAGCTTGTCTGCTACTGCATACCTACAACCGTTGTCGTCCTGGCGGACCACCATGAAATGTTGAGTTTCCATGATCAGTTCACATAGAGCACTTCTGTGCCCTCTTCGTCTTCGTCATGTTCCATCATCATCCACATTTGATAGAGATCAATAAACTCAGGCCAAATTGCTGTGCATTGGGGACAAATCTTGTCAGCCCAGGAATTACCTACCACAGCCTCACAGCCTCTTACGGGGACAAGGCACTTGCCACACCACCGTCGGAGATCATCAAAAACAGCGCCATGGGGCGTGGGCATGTCGAGAAAAGCTTCTTTGAGAAGCTCACGGTCAAAACCTTCAGGAAGCGAGTGCATCTTGGAACTCCTTGAGAATATCAGGATCAGCAATGGCAACTGTAATCATGCCATCGTCAACAACAATGTTCTGTCCGCCGTTAAGTGCCAGCATCATGCGGCTGTCGCTGGTTTTGGTTTGTATTTTACGGACATATTCGTTAAAACGTTCTTCCACGGAAAAGCGAAACCGCTCCGCTACATCCATGATCAGCCAGATGCTGGTGGTATTGACCGGTACGGTCCACACTTTGTTTTGCGGGTCCCAGCTGGCATAAAAACGCTTGTCGCCGTGCGAGCCACGAATGGTTTTCATAGCTGCAACCAGCTCGGGGTCATAGCGAAACTTGAAAACTGCCAGGGTGTCCTTGCTGACAAGCTCGCGGTCCGCAGGCTTGTTGTTGGGGCTAGCCTCGGGAGCAGGGGCAGCAGCAGGATCATAGGGCTGGGCCTTAAACACAGGATTAACCAGGAAAGCCTGCACCACAGCCTCGCCGCCCAACTGCCGCCGGTACTTGTTGACCAGCTTGAGTGCGCCCTGCGCTTGCTTGACAGTGTAGGCACGCCCTTGCTGGGCACGCTGAGCCAGGCTGTGCCCAAACTCTGTGTCTGCACCCGAAAAGCCCTGTGCGTCATGCTTGTGCGCACCATCGCACACACCAGCCAAGGACATGATCATGCCCTCAACGGTACGGGTTGCTGTGTGATCCACCATCCAGTGTTTCAAGGCATGCTCCTTGCTTTACCTTGCCATACTAGCACGTATGACCCAGCTGTCAACCTTTTTCCTGATTTAATTTTGATCCCCGCTAGCGTGCCCACGTAGCATATTTAACCATGAACCGCACGACAGAGCGCGGAAATCGCTAAGCTATTGTTTTTACAACCGTAAGTTTGCACTGTAAGCTGTTGTTTTTGCTGACCTAAGCTGGATTTCATCATGAGGCTGCTACCATGCAGGCATTTTTTTGGTTGACGTTTTAGGCAACCGTGCTATATATGACTACAGTGCATCACGGGGCTTGAAATGCTTCACGTTTCCGCTACAGTGCCCAACGCCCGCAAGGTGTATCAGCTGTGCGTCAAGCACCGCTTGCCCGTGCCGGATGCGTTGGTTAGCGTGCTTAACAGCAACACGCAGGCTTGCGATATCCCGGGCTTTAGTTTTCAGCTCAAGGAATATCAAGCGCATGGCGTGGCTTATCTCGAACGCTGGGACGGCAACGTGCTGCTGGCTGATGAGCCCGGACTGGGCAAGACCGCGCAGGTCATGGTGTATGCTTGGCAAAACCGCCGCTTTCCCATGCTGGTGGTGCTGCCCAAGACCTTGCTCTTGAACTGGCGGCGGGAAATCACGCTCATGCTGGGCAGCCAGCTCAGCGTGCTGATTGTGGGCTTTGTGCCCAGCAAAAAGCGTCAGGCGCAGCTTAGGGCACAATGGCCGCATGTGAGTTTCAGCCGTGTACCGCAGCCGGGTTATGATGTAACCCTTATCAACTACGACATTGTCGAGCGCAACCTGGCTGCACTGGAAGCGCAAAACTACGATTATGTTGTGGCTGATGAAAGCCACAAGATCAAAAATCCCAAAGCCCATCGCACGCAGGCTTTTTTGCGGCTGGTGACAGGACGTGAGGAAATTCCCCGGCAGCGTGGCCAGTTTCGTCCGGTGCATGATGCTGTGCCGCATGTGACGTTCTGCACGGGCACGCCCATGTTGAATCGGCCTGTTGAGCTGTGGACAACTGTGAACACGTTGGCTGGCTGGGTGCCGCAGTTTGAAAACTTTTTTAACTTTGCTTCTAAGTTCTGCAATGCCCATAAGACCCGCTGGGGCTGGGACTTTAACGGCAGCAGCAACGAAGCCGAGATCAACACGCTGTTGACTGAAACTTGCATGCTGCGTCGTCTCAAGCAGGACGTGCTCCGGGATTTGCCGCCCAAGACTTTTGTTACGGTTCCCCTGGAGTTTGATCGCGCTGAGTATGATGCTGTAGCAGCCGCTTTTGAGGGCTCGGGCGCTTGGAAGCAGGGCATGGAAACCCTGGTTCGGCATGGCGGCAATGCTGCCAAGAGCGACGAAGCCATCGTGGCGCTGGGCAAGTGCCGTGAGATTGCTGCATATGCCAAGCTGGACAATGCCGTGGAATGGATCATGGACTTTGTCGAGCAGGGTGAAAAGCTTGTGGTGTTTGCACATCACCAGCGCATGGTTGATCAAGTTGCTGAACGTCTCGCAGCGGCTAATATCGGCGTGCGAGTGATTCGCGGCGGTGTTAGCTTGGAGCAGCGTGCCCAGGCAGCGCAGGACTTCCAAACTCGCAATGATGTGCAGGTGATTGTCTTGAACATTGCCAGTGCAGGCTTTGGCATCACGCTCACTGCGGCGCGGGCGTGTGCGTTTCTCCAGCTGCCTTGGACCCCGGGTGATCTCATCCAAGCTGCGGATCGTGTTCACCGCATCGGGCAGCAGGACAACGTCACTGTTTACAATCTTGTTGCCGAGGGCACTGTGGAAGAGGACATAGGTGAACTGATCATGAGCAAGGCGGCTGTGAGCAATGCAGTTGTTGATGGCGGCGCCAACCGCGAGTTGGCTGATTTGAATCTGGGCCAGTAAAGGAGGAAAAATGGTCGCTTTATTTCTACTGCTGTTTGTTTGGATTCCCTTAGCTATCAGTGTCACACGAGTTTTGGGCTTGCCCATGCTGGTAGTTGCTATGCTTTGGTTGGGGTTTGTGATCTTATTTGCCCCAATCAACTACTTTTTTGGACCTTTTATCATTATAGGACCGTAATGTTATGAAAAACTTGTTTGGCCTTGTTGGCGTTGTTATTGCTGGCTGCATTTTTGCTGCAGAGCCCAGTTGGGCTGATGTTGCAAAACAAGCTGCTACCCGTTATGGAGGTAGTGGAAAAGAATGGGGTTATTACGAAGCACCTTGGGCATTTTTCCTTGCAACTGGTATTGGATTGTGGTTTACATACAACCTCATGATGGTTTTTCGCCCATTTGCTTACATTGCAGGTGCAATTTCAGTCTTTATGTTTGCACATGGTATTGCGATTATAGGTAATTTTTATGGCAGTAATCCTCGAGGTGATGTAAGTATTTTTACATATCAAAACCCTTATTTTATCAGCAAATATGAACATGATCGACTGTGGCGTCTAGCTTGGAAGTTCCAAGAGGATTGTCGCGGTAACAACGGTTGCACTACCAGTGTGTGGCGTGCTTTCCAAGACTGCAAATCGTTCAACAACTGCCGTGGTGTAATGGTCGAGGTCTATAACGAACGGCGGCGCGAACTAGCTGAGAACCCGCATGCGTTTAGTAGTTTTAAACCTTGCGAAGATCGCAGCATCAACAGCTGGGCCAAGTGTTGGTAGCACATCTAGCTGGTTGGCGGGGCTGTTACAGTTTACCACGCCACAGCAAAGCCTCCCTTTCTCGTCGTGTAACCAAGCCCCGTAATAGGGGCTTTCCTGTCCATTCCATAAGCAAGTTGGGAATATCTGCATAGTTTCCTTTGTTAAGTTCCTTTAATAAAGTGCTGCTGGCAAGTCTCCCTCCACCTATGTTAAATGTAAAACTGCATAAGGCATCAAATTGATTTTGGGTTAAAGGCACTTTGACCAAACGTCGGACGTATGTTTCACCTTCGGCTGCAATATCTTGCAACAACAACGTTTGTATTTCTGGTTGGCTCAAGTTTCGACTCAATGGCACACGCACCCCTCCTATCAAGACGCTATTAGAGGAAATGTCTTGAGCAGTTAGTTTGTGCCCAACTCCTACAGTAAGATTCCCTTTGGGATCTGGATGTACATCGGCTCTTGATGATTCAAATTCTGTTATAAAACGTGCAAGACTGGGACTGGCTTTTAGCCCTGCAACTGATACCAGATCAGTGCTATTACCTTCAAACTTGTATATAGGGCTGCCTTTTTCGTCATATCCTTGCCCACTGTATCTGCCTGCTGGCATGCCTTCTCGGGGACTACCTACAAGATCCAAAGGTTTGTCTTGCCCTGCTATAACTTGACCAGTTTTCAATCCACCATTTGTGTTTTGTTCCACACTTCCATTCAAACCATCAACTCTGCCACTGTGCCCAGTATAGGGTTCATGATAAGGCAATCTAGGCATGATGGTGTTAATCAAGATATACCTAAACTGTCCTTCAGTTATAATTTGCATGTCTTTTTGCAACAAGCTGACTGTGCTTGTGGCTGGTTTAGCTACAGCAGCTTGCGGCGCATTACGTCCATTCATGTCTATACGGGCAGAACTTAACACATAGTTTCCTGCACACAAAACTCCAAACTCTCCGCTAGCAGTGTCACGCAAATAGCCACCACTTTTTCTATCGTAATTGCCATAGCTAGTTTCATATATATTGGTTCCTGCACTGCGATGTGTTTCTTTCAAACTGGTCTGGTACATGTTATCATGGCTCATCAAATGCATGTCTTTAGCAGCTTCGAGTTTGATCAAACCTCCATCAGTAGTTCGTGTTGCTACAGGACTGGGGTTAAGTTCAATACTTTTACCAACCCCTGAAACCACATAGCTAATCAAGTTGTAAGTGGTATCAAGATTGCGCCTAAACTCCACTAAAAGACCATCAGTAAAAACCACACTGGAGTTGCTAATTTGATTAGTCAAACTACTTTGCCAGTTACCAACATACGTATATTGTTCTTTACCAATAATTAAGTTTTGAGCATCAGTAATGTCCAAGAAAATAGCAATGTCAGGTATAGGGCCCAAAGCTTCGTCACGTGCTTTTATAAAAACACTGCGGCCAGCTTCAATATTCACATCTAAATCAGCCCGTAAGTTCAAGCTTCCTTGAGTCCTTATGCTGATGTCAGCTTGAGCATATATATCAATTTCACCGCCACCGCTGAGTTCCACCCAGTTTTTGCCATCCACACTGTTCATGTAAACACAACCAGTGCTGTCGTTAACTAGCACTTGTGCACCTGACTGCGTACGTAATCTTATAAAGCGGTTTCCAGGATTGTCGTCAAAAACAACTTGGTTACCACCCGGCGTTAGAATTCCATAAGCATTATTGATAGGGTCAGGACGCCGGGCGCTGGCGTTGGTAATCCCACGAATTGGATCATCTAGCAGGCCTTGTCGTAAAAGTGCGTCACGCAGAGGTTCAAACTCGGGCCTTTGAGAAGTTTCACTGGGATCACCATTATATTGGTTGCGTTTGTTATATTCCACAACAGGTGCGCCATTTGTGCCGCCGTTGCCTGCAATACCAGGAACCATGTTGTTCATGTTTTGCTGATACAAGCAACCAAGCCAAATGCCTTTGCTGCTATCGCCGTTTATAAACGCAACTATTACTTCGTTGTCTTTGTCAGGTGGCACAAACCACATGCCGTAACTGCGTTGACTGGCTGTGTAACTTGTATCATTGGGTTTGTTGTTGTAGACACTAGTAGCCCCAGCAAACGGACTGCAATAGCTGACAATAAACCACGAGCTAGGGTCTAGACCATCGCCGCCTGATATTTCTGGAATCCAAACTCTAAGGCGACCCATGCGGCTGTCATCATCAGTTTCTCTTACAAACCCCACATACATTTTGTCAAGTAAAGGTGTTCTACCTTGTGGTTGTAAGCCGTACTCATCGGGAGTATCACTTGTTCTAGTTAATAATACCATTTATTAATATCCTGAAACATCGCCACTAGGATTTCCCAAAGGCTGTAAGTTTCGTTGTGGCTGTACAGGGCTAGCAGGTGCTATTCTTGCTTGTTCTGTTTTTTTAGCAGCCTCATCGGCTTTCTTGATATAACTGTCCATGGCAGTATTACCATGTTGACTAAATGTATCTTTGCAACTGGTTAATACCTGCGAGAACTTACCATTTGCAAAGATATTTTTCACTTGAATAACCAGATAAAATCCATCAACAAACTGATTGTTTTGTGTAAACTCCATGAATCCTGTTTCAGGATTGGGAGCTTGTCCGCTGCGGAAGGTAAGATAATACATGTTATCACCGCCAATCAGTTCTGCGAAGTTGCTATTAAGATCTGCTAACTTATCAGGAACAGCCGCGTCAATATCAATGTTGCTATGTCCCATCCACCAAGGATCTCCACGTATTTCCAAATCAATTTTTATCATTTCTTTATTGGCACTGTCAAAGTTGCCAATCACGCTGCCAAACAAACTACGACTTTTAGGATAGTTTATTTGATTAGTGCTAAATGTAGGAGTTTGCTGACTGGCAGCGCCTTGATTGCCATCTGCTTGCCGGGCAGCATCATTAGGAATAACTGTGTTAACGTAGGGAAAATCTGGATCAATAATGTCTTGATCTTCAACAAAAAGCTGTTGGTTTTCTTGGTTCACCGCGGCAAATCTGCTGCGTAACTGTTCTACACCACGTCGTCGAGCCAAAGCTTGTGGGTTATCTTGGATAATAGCACTGGGTTCACGATCGTAAAAATCCACAAAGTCTTGTGTTTGTTGTCTGAGATTTTGTTCCAAGGTGTTACGTTCTTGTTGCAAGGCAGCAACTTGTTGTTGAGCAGTGTTAAGTCCTGGAATGTTTGCTACTATCTGCTGTCGCTCCCGTAATAAAATCAACCTCTCAGCCCCCAAAACCCTTAATTCACCATAAGAATCCTTCTCTTGTAGTTGAGCAGTTAGTCCACGTAGTTTTTGATTGGCATTTTGTAAGCCTTCTACAAGACGTTCAGCTTCTTGAATTTGTTTTGGCAAGGCATTATATCTCTCTTTGGCTTTGCGATATTGAGCTAATCGTTGTTCCCATGCACTTGCTTTGTCATTAGCTAGGGGGCCAATAGTTTGATTGCTGTAGTTGTTTGTTCCGGCATAAGGTACTGTGGCTATGGCAAAAAAGTTGTTGACTTTTAAATCAAATTTTATAATATCTAAGTTCAAACCTGTGTAAATCCATTCATATCGTTTTTTAATTCTACCACTTGTTAACAAAAACTTGAGTTTTTGCATTTGCACATTGCGCTTTTCCACAGCCCGTATAGTGGGAATATCTTCTCCACGCACCCGAGTTTCCCAATAGGGAACAATTGTATAGGTGACTTTTTCCACATATTTGCCAGCACGAAAATCATAGCCCACATAGCTTACCTTGCTGTGGATTTTAACATTTTTGACCAAGCCATGTGTTAAAGTAGTTACGCTGCCTTGTTGATTTTGCCCACCCTGTGTCCAATTTTTAAACTCATCACACAAGCTAAGTGTTTGGTAAACCAAGCTACTGAAGTCAATGCCCTTCGTAGCAGTTATCTGAACTGTGTTGCCCTCGGCTTTAATGTTCATGTTCTTGCTGCGCTGATCATCACTAAGACGGCTTTTATTCATCTGCCAGGAGCGCATTTCATTTGGCAAGCGAATTTCATATTGTGCTAACGGAGCCGTGCCCAATGCAAGAGTTTCTTGATTGAAGTTCAGTGCTTTCTGAAACTTATCAAAAAAATCTCCTACTGTAGTGGCACTTACAGATATCGTACTAGTTTGCAAATCTAGTTGATTAGTATAGCCAATTTGTCCATCCATGATACCTTGTACTTCGTAACTTCCACCACCCTCATTGCCGCTGAAGTTGATTGTGGTAATTACAACACGATAGATTTGATGAAATAATGCTTGGTCAACTGGTGCGCCATTTTCATCATATCCCACAAACCAAACTTCTATGAAAAACTTAGCACGCTGCCAGTTAATAGTACCAAACTGTTGAGCTGTGGAGTTCAATCTATCAGGCAAACTGAAGCCGTAGGGCTCTATGATTTTCATAGTATAGCTCACACTGGGCATGTTGCGGGTTTCGTTGTTTGTTCCCACCAAGTTACGCAGAGTAAACTCAGTTATGTTAAATCCTGCTGTTGCTCCACTTTCAGCAATCACTACTTTTGGTATAGCATCTACCACACCTTTGCTGCTAGAAACTGTTTCTGATAGACTTTCACTAGTCATCCAAAACTTTATATGGTAAGTATAGTTTGCATATTCATCAAGTGGATTAGGTCGCATGCTCTCACGAGTTAGGGCATCAAAGTCAATAGTTTCAACATTTTGAGAAACTTGCCTTATTGTGCCAGCTGTTCGTATAGGTGCTTCGCCTTGCAGAGCATCAGTTTGTTGTATATAACCCAAGGCAGCTTTGGTAACAGCATCATAGTTTGATCTGCTAGCTTGGCCAGCTAAGTCTGCAAGATTTTTAATAGTGGCAGTGTCGCCGCGTTGATTAGCTGTTTTTATAGCTGCTCCAATTACATCAGGTCTTTCAGGAGCAACAACTGGCCGTGCTGCTGCGGCTTGGTCTGCTGCTTGTGCGCCTCGCTCTTGTTGTTCAGCGATGCGTTGCTGCTGTGCATTTGGAGTACTGGGCGTCACGAGATAATCTATAGCGCGAGAAAACCAATTCATTTTACAATAACCCTGCTAGAGTTTGATTACTGGGAACATAGATCTGTACGCCAGGTATCATGTCATATATAGGATCCTGTAAAGTATCACTGTTGTAAACTGCGAAAATCCACCACAATCTTGGAGTTCCATATGCATCGTAACTTAATAAGTCAGGACGATGTTTATATTTTTCAGGCAAAGTAATAACTGCGTCGTCAGCCCCTGTAGTTAAAACTGGAGGCTGCCAGTAATCTAAATACGTGACATATTGATTTACTTGTGGTGTTAGCTTGTAATAGCTGTTGTTATTATAGAAAGATTTAATCATATCCATCCTGCTTTTTTCATGGAAACGCTGGTTATATATCCACCACTGCGGAACTTTTCAATACTCCATTCTCTCAGTTGGCGCGGGGTATGTTGCACTGTTAAAGAAACAGATATATCAAATATTGCAGGCACCCTTGTTACCTTAGACTGCGGACTAGCAGTCACAGTAACATAGTCAGGATCATTAGGCAGTGTAATAGCGAAATTTTTCACAACTACAGGAATGTTTAAAAACATACCACCACCATGCGCATCAAAGTATAACACAGGTGGAGGAGTTCCTCGTTGTGGATTTACACTAGCACCAAAACTCATTTTTGTAATCAAGCGCAGAAAATGCAAGCAGGCTAAATTATATCGGGCTTCTAGCTGAGTTTGACTGCTGAAACTACCTGATACTGTGATAGTTGGGGCACTGGTTCTACTATATGCTAAAATTTCTTGATTGGTATGAACAGCGTTAAGACTATCATACTGTACATCTTGATTGTATGTAATATTTGGTGTATATGGCCAAATCATTCCACCATAGTTTTGTAAGTTAACCCAAGGATTATCTGCATATAATAACTTATATGCTACGCTGTTGGGCTTAGCACGTAAACGAGCACGCAAATCAGTTGCACTAGGCCCAGAAACCGCATTGTTGGCTGTGGTATCCTCTAGTTTAGTGGGATCTATTCCCTGCAATGCATTTTGAGTTACTGTTAGCTGTCGTTGTGTTTCACGACCAACACTTCTTTCAGCAAATCGTGCGCCTAAAACTGCCCCGCTTAGTTCGCTATAAGTATTAAAGGGTTTAAATACATCTGATTCGAACGTATCAGGAGCATCTGCAGGCTGTATATCTGGGGCTTGAGTAGGCCCCGGAGATGCTTGATTTGAAGATTTTCTTAGGCCCATAAATATAAGACTCCAGGTTTGTTATATTTATAGCACGAAAAACCGGGATTTTGACACTGACAAATACCGGGTTTATAATCTTGATGATTTTGGAGACAAATATTGACTATAACCGCTGCAATTAAAATCAAATACTTAACGAACCGTGAACTCTTAGAACAAATCCACGCTAGCAAAAATACCTATTGCAGCTACTTGGAAAATATTTACAGCAGTTTTGATATAATAACTCAAGATTTAAACTTGATAAATCTTGAAACTCTTGAGCAAGCTAAAATACGCAAAGCTGAACTGCAATCACAACGTTTACGTAAAGAAGCGCAAGCTCGTGGTGAAAAAAATCCTGTATATCGAGTAGATCCTGACAGCTTGGATATTGAACAGGTTGTGGTTAGATTAATGACTTATGATCATATTCCACCTCATCCCATCAAACACGAAATGGGAAAAACTGTTGCAGAACGCCATATTAAAATAAACTTTCCAGCTTTCCAACATTTTATTTGGACCAATGACTGTTGGGTATGTGTGGGCAAAAGTCACTGGCGTGGTGGTTTACAAAACGGAGAGTTTTGTAATAACCATGGTTACATTACACCCAAGCTTGCCATGATGTTTATGAAACTTGTGGAAAAATACAGTAAAAAAGGCAACTGGAGGGGCTATTGCGTTGATGATCAGACTCAAGCTCTAACTCAAAGGGGTTGGTTAAACACTAATGAAATTAACGAAACGGATATTATTTTAAGTTACGAAACAGGAGATCTCAAGTGGAGCAAAATCAAATCTATTTACCGAGGTGATTTTGATGGTCTGATGCACAAAGTAACTTGTCGGAGCATTGATAGTTTGATTACACCTAATCATAAAATAGTTACTGCTCGTGGCTTAATACCTATTGAACAAATTTGTGAAAATGATAAAATAGTTGTCATGGGCAATGCTGAAAAAGGAAATGATGTAAGCCAATATGCAGATTCTTTGGTAGAATTAGCGGGCTGGATAATAACAGAAGGCTGCTATGATTATGATAGGCAAGGCAATATAAAAAGCATTGCTATCTATCAAAATCCCGGAGCCAACGCTGATAAAATCCGTAAAGCCCTGGAAACTCAAAACTTTACTTTCACTGAAAACCTGCGCAAAAATAACATTTGCTTTAGAATTTGGAAGTCAGATAGTAAAACTTTGGAAAACTTATTCCCTAATAAAAACATCCCTATGAGTTTTATTCTGGAACTTACTAATGATCAACGTGAACTGCTGTTGCAAACATTAATTGCCGGTGATGGATGGAATCGCAAAACCAGTGTTAGCTGGGTGCAAAAAGATCAAGGACGAACAGACATGTTTCAAGCTCTTTGCACTTTATTAGGTAAGAAAACAAATAGTCATAAACATACTCATGTAAGTTTTGGTAAAGAAACAGAATGTATTACCACAAATGTTTTCAGTAATCGAGCTAATAACACAACCGGGGCTTGTTTAAACTTACATGGCGGCAAACGGAATGGTAGAAGTCATCCTGGACGTGGTAAAGCCATGCATCCTAACGAACCAACAACATATTACCAGGGACAAGTATGGTGTCCAGAAACAGAATATGGTTGCTTTGTGGCACGACGTAATGGAAAAGTTTATCTAACTGGCAATACATATAATGAAGAAATGCAAGGACAAGCTTTGTTGCAGCTAAGTCAGATAGGACTACAGTTTGACGAAAGTCGCAGTGAAAATCCATTTGCATATTATACGTCCGCAGTGCAGAATTCATTTACTCGAATACTAAATACTGAAAAACGAAACCAAAACATTCGTGATGACTTGTTAATAATGCACGGATCTACTCCCAGCTACACAAGACAAACAGAAAACGAAATAGCACAAAAAACTGATTAACGGTCAAGGAGACAAATATGAGTTTGGGCGATTGGTGTTCACATATTCAGGAATAGCTGTTACATAAGTTTGATTATCATGTCTGTCTAAGCTACTATCAGTAGCTATGACAAATCGCACCCCCCAACTTGATAACATCGCAGCTTTCACCGATCTGCATTTTGGAATGAAAAACAACAGTCGCGAGCATAACATGCAATGCGAACAGTTTTTGTTGTGGTTTATAGAACAGGCTCAAAAACAAGGTTGTAAAACATGTGTGTTTCTAGGCGACTGGCATCATGTACGCAGTGCCATTAATATTTCCACGCTGAACTACAGTGTTGCCGGCTTGCGCTTGCTTAGTGCCGCTTTTGATGATGTATTTTTTATCATTGGCAATCATGATTTATATTTCCGTGACAAACTGGAAATACACAGCATACCTTACATTCAAGAATTTGATAACATTCACTTGATTGATAAAATCACCACAGTGGGCGACCATGCTTTTGTTCCCTGGCTGGTGGGAGATGAATGGAAAAAGGTTGTTGATATTTCTGTTCCCTATATTTGGGGTCATTTTGAACTGCCAAGGTTCAAAATGAATGCCATGGTGGAAATGCCCGACCATGGCCACCTAAATGGCAATCATTTAGCCAAGCAAAAATACGTTTTCAGTGGTCACTTTCACAAACGTCAAGTTCAAGGCAATGTGCATTATATTGGTAATGCATTTCCCCACAACTACAGTGATGTTTGGGATGATGAGCGTGGCATGATGTTTTGGCAAAAAAATCATGAGCCACGTTATGTTGCATGGCCACAAGCTCCACGATACCGTGTGTTAACTCTGCAAGATCTTCTTTATGATCCTCAGCGTCATTTGCAACCACAAAATCACGTAAGAGTGCAAATTCCTCAAGACACTGACTATCTTGACATGACTTTCCTACGTGAAGTATTACAAGCAGCTTGGCCAGTTAATGAACTGGCGTTTCAAACCGCTGTGAGTAATGAAGTTGCAGAACTTCAAGATGAAGCAATAGACTTTCAAAGTGTTGACACTATTGTTATCAGTCACTTAAACAGTATTGAAAGCAAAACTATTGACTGTAAAAAACTAGTGGAAATTTATCAGAGTCTATAATGCTGCAATATCACAATGTAGAAATACGCAACTTCCTTAGTGTTGGTACTGTTCCACAAACAGTGGATTTAACTCGCAGCGGATTTACTTTGGTGTTAGGGGAAAACCTTGACATGGGTGGTCAAGGCAACCGTAATGGCGTGGGAAAAACCACGCTGTTAAATGCCATTAGCTATGCACTGTACGGCCAAGCTCTAAGCAATATCAAAAAAGACAACTTGGTCAATCGCATCAACAGCAAAAACATGAGCGTTTGTTTGGAGTTCAGTCGCGATGGTCAAACATATCGCATTGAACGCGGCCGTAAACCAGCTTTCTTTAGATTTATTGTTAACGATCAAATGGTCAACAGTCCTGATACTGATGAAGCTCAAGGTGAAAACCGCGAGACTCAAAAGCAAGTGGAAGCTGTGCTGGGCATGACGCATACTATGTTCTGCAACATTGTGGCGTTGAACACTTACACCCTGCCATTTTTAAGTCAAGGTGCAGGCAAGCAACGGGAAATCATCGAAGAACTCTTGATGATTACCATGCTTAGCACCAAGGCTGAAACGCTAAAGGAACGCATTAAAGAAACACGCATACAACAAGATCAAGAAGATTTCAAAATAAAAACCATTGAAGCCAGCAATGAAAAGATTGCTCGCACACTTGCTGATCTCAATACTCGCAGTGAAAAATGGCAAGTTCAACATCAAGACAAAATAAATGACATTCAACAAGCTCTTGACAGCATGAGCCAGTTAGATATTGAAGTTGAAATACAAGCACATAGAGATCGAGTAGATGTTGACAAGCTCAAGTCTGCACGGAACGAGCAACAGCGTTTGCTTACAGGAAAAAATCGTCTTGTAACTAACTTGCAAACTCAGCTAGACAAAAACATGGCAAACTATCGTCAAGTATTAGACGCACAATGCCCCATGTGTCAGCAAGGGCTAAGTGATCACAATCACAAAGAAATTCTGGGTAATCTTGAGCAACAGATTTTGCAGTTGGATCAACAACTGCAACCGTTAAATCTAGAAGTTAAACAACATCAAGAATACATTCAGGAACTAGCGCAAGCAGAACGTAGTTTTGATATACCCAACACTTTATACAATAATCTTGAACAAGCTTTGAGCCATCTCAACAGCATGGAAAACCTTCAGCAGGAAATGTCACGGCTGCAACAGGAAACCAATCCCTATCTTGATCAACAACACAGTTTGACAGCCACACTGCAACCTATAAACCACAACATACTGAATCAACTCAATAGTCAACGTGAACACCAAGAGTTTTTGTTGAAGTTGCTTACCAACAAAGAAAGTTTCATCCGCAAAAAGATTATTGATCAAAATCTTGCCTATCTCAATACACGTTTGCAAGATTATCTAAACCGTGTGGGCCTACCTCACCAAGTGAAGTTTCAAAATGATCTTGGCGTGGAAATTACTCACTTGGGAACAGAAATGGATTTTGATCAACTCAGCCGCGGCGAACGCACCCGTTTAATTCTCAGCTTGAGCTGGAGTTTTCGAGACATTTGGGAAAACAACAACCAACCCATTAACTTGATTTTTGTTGACGAGTTACTTGATCAAGGACTGGATCCTCAGGGCTTGGAAAAAAGTGTGGAAATCCTCAAAGCCCATAGTCGAGACAGAAACAAAAATGTATTTCTAGTCAGTCATCGAGAAGAACTTGTGTCACGAGTCAGTAACGTCCTTACAGTTATCAAAGAGGATAACTTTTCAAGATTTGAATGGGGTTATGAAGGTTGAGTTTTCACTATGTTGCGTATTACATCGCGATTAACAGTGAACAAGTCATTGAAATCCGTGACAATATAATGTTGATACCTAGCATAATTGCCTATTTGCAGTTGTGCGTGCCACTTTTCATGGAACACAGCGAAACTACCTTGTCTGTTAATACGGAATACCACCACACTGAAATCTTGGCTGGTAATGTTTTCTTCCAGTTGTTTGATCCAGCCGTCTAATAGAGGTATTTTTTCATTTTTCAACAGTTTGCTAAAAGGAAACTCTTTGTAAAACTTGCTTTCAATAACCAAACCTCTCATGTCACTGGGTGGAATGATGTCAGCACGAAAACTAGCTATTTGTCCTTGATCCATTAGTTGTTGGCGATGATTGTTCGCACCTCCTAAAAATGCTCCACTGTTCGGAACACGAATAAACTTGGCCTGATAAAGTTCAGTTAAAAAGTTAGCGATTATACGCTCGCCTGTATTACCTTTGTTTTTGCCTGCACTGGGCATGTTTTTTCACCTAAAAAAAATATTTAAGCTTGTTGACAAACTTACAAGAACATACAATAATGACTACAGGAATCGCAATAAACATGAGTCATTCAGCATATAATCGCAACAACACTTGGCAAAAGACTTTTGAGTTGACTGCAACCGAAAGTCAGTCCAGAACTTTAGGTCATTTCATTAAAAATGAACTGGCTTATTATCAAGCTTTGAGTCACATGTTGGGAATACGCATGCGTGCGTTTCCCGAAGACTTTGTGCAAGTTAGCACAAACGTTCGCCAACTATGGTTGTTTGCTGCACAGTTTTCTGTCAGTAGCGACAAACTCAAAACTCAGCCTCGCAAAACTTGGCCTCAGCAAATTGAGCACTGCTGGTCCACTGCTTACAATAATAAAAATCAATGGCAAATGAGCAGTGGAACAGAAAGTGTCATGAATATTCTTGCTACAACGTGTCATTTACATCCAGATGTGCGTCGTAACATGGCAGAGGAAATACTAAATCAAGTTTGTCATCAAGCAGAAATCCTGCATGCTGCACAAAAGACTGAGGAACTCCGCACACCTGTTCAAACTCTTCCGCAACATGAATGGTCCACAAAACGCCATGTGCAAATTCCCCGGCAGTTGGTTAGCATTGCATATAATGCCATGAAAAACCGTAGTGAAATTACCATTCCCTATTGCCGTGAGCCTTTGCTGCTAAATGAACAAAATATTCAAGACACTCGTTGGGATATTTTGGTTGTCAGCCAAGTTGATCCAGACTTTACTAACTCAGAAAACTTGCAAATCTCTTTGAGAACCACTAGAGATAGATACCTTATTAAATATCGTGACGAAACTAAAAAACCCTGGGCACAATCTAGAAAAATTACACCAGGTCTAAGATAGGCACACAACAGGCACCTGCCGTTAACATTTAAGTCTGCATACTGGCAATATAAGTGACGAAGTAAGTTCGTTAGTGCCCAAGGATAGAAATATCATACTGCACTCCAAGGATAATAGCTTAGATACACCTTGGCCAGGAAAAGTAAAGTAAAAAGGATCACAGCTCTGAGGGACACTTCATCTGTGATGCTGTTGTTGGTGGCTGAATATCAACAACAACAGCTTGGACAACCATAACCGCGTGGATTGGTAACAATCAAAATCCGCATCTACAAGCAGGGAAATAGGCACGCCGCCCGCTGCTCTTGGACAGAGCTAGGATGCATTCAGCATGGCTGAGCAACTCACATGATGCTCCGCGACCCATGATTTTTCCGGGTCGGGAAAATCATGGCATCACAATCTACATGAGTGCTAAAAAAGCATATGTTATATCATAACTTATAAAAAAGAATAACAACTTGCTTTAGCTAGTTGTTATTCAGTGGTTGTGTTTATCACAACCACTTAAATCCTGAATAACTAAATCATCAAGAAATACTAAATGAATCACCAACAACTTAAAAAGCTTGTTGGCTTTTAGTGGGATTCATGGCTTTATAATGATCCTCAATGACTTTCACCATTATTTTTCTTTGATTGGAAGTTAACAACCAAGCATCGTTATAGCTCAATCCACCGTTCATGTAATATACCAAGCTAGCAATGTCTTTTTCCACAGCAATGACGTTTTTATTCATGCTCCCAAGCATGGTTTGGATCGTTTCTTGATCCAAGCTTAGGAGCGTTTGACGAAAAAACTTATAGGGTCATAACTTATAGTTACTTGCCAGGTATTAGCACAGCTGGGGCATTCAACATCAATGTTTTTATTTGGACCGCATTTGTTTAATTGGTCCACTGCGGAGATTATAGCTTCAGCTTGCGCTCGCGGTGCTGATCGCAGCCATTCAATAATAAAATCTGGGTCGGAGACTACTTCGCCTGAGTGTAGTATTTTCACATGTGTGATACTTGCACTGACCAATTTTATAGTAATTTGGCTGATGTTATCAATAGCCTGTGCCATGACTTCAGCTTTTAATAAGTCACTACTGTCAGGATTCAAGGTATCCCATTGTCTTATAGCACGCTCTTCTTGATATTCTTGTTGGATGAATATGCTGCGCTGTTTGTAATCATAGGGTTTAACATGGATTTCCAATGATTGATCAACTACTACAACACCGTCTTGATGTTCAATAAGAGTTTGTCTGTCAAGAATAGGTTGGCATTGTAGATCCCAACTGCAATCGTGTCCACATTTGGGACAATCGCGATTGATTTCTATAGTTCCATCACCGCTGGCTAGTTTCATGGCCACAAATATAGCTTCAAGATCTGGTGTTACCAGCGCATTGATGTTGTGAACATCTGGCACACAGTTGGCAATAACCTTTTTAAGAGCTTCGCCATTTAACATAGCATCAGGTGTGTTTAAAAGCACATCATCTCTTGCTGTCATGCCATAAATGGCAAGTTCATTGTCTCCTGTTAAAGTAATATCTTGTGGTTTATACCAACGACCTTGGCTGGGTAAGGAAATATAAACTTGCGGTTTGCGAAAGTAAGGTTCAAGTGGGTTCATTGTGGAGAAATACATCCATAAATATTAGAAATATTTATTGTGTTAATTCCGTGAAGTGATAAAAAATGTCTGGAACAAATGCTAACAATCCATTATTTGTTGCGATGGCTAGTCAAGGAAATGTTGGCTGGGCAACAGAAACCACTCTTAAAAAACTCCTAACAGCATTAGATCCTAAAACCCCAAGCAAGGAAGGGGAGGTCGCCAGACAAGCTTTAGAAGAGAACAGTCAACAGTTAAAAGATAACTCAGAAAAAACCCGGTATTATCTTCAACAAGCTGGACAAGTTTGGAAATCAGCTTTAACGGAAGGCATACAAGGGGGACAAGGGCTCTTTACTAATATAAGTCAGAGTACAAAATTACTAGCCCAAGACTTTGAGGAACAAGGTAAAGCAAACAAGCTGGCAATAAGTGGTTTGCAGAGATTTGCAACAGTTGCACTCTTAGTAAGTAAAAGCTTGGAAAAGCTCATAGAAGCTGATAAAATCTTTAGTGATTTATATGAAACTGGTGTTAGACTTCAAGGCGGTATCAATGGACTGATCACAAGCAGTAACACAGCTAGGTTAAGCGTACAGGAGTTTGGTGCATTAGCTACAAAAAACAGCACTGTATTTGCACAGTTAGGGGGGCGTGATGTTCCCAAGTTAATTAAAACATTTCAAGATACCAGCCGATATGGTGGTGAATATCTCCTAAGCTTGCAGGATGGCGCAGAAATGTTCTTGCAAACTGTGGACATCTATCAGCAAGCTGGTGTAGCCGGCCGCCTAAACAACCAACAACTTGTAGCCAGCAGCCAAGGGCTTATTAACCAGTTTGGTAAAGTAAGTGAAGCCACAGGACTGAGTAGAAAAGCGTTAATAGACTTTGTTAGTAGTATAACAAAAACTGGTAGCAGCTATTTGTTATTGAGCACAATGAGTGCAAAAGCAGGAGAAAACTTAATTGCTGCTACTGCTCAGTTGGCTAAGTTTGGTCAACAAGGTGGTAAGCTACTAGCAGATAACATACAAAAATATTTTGCCGGTTCAAACACCTTTGGCCTGCTTGATGAAAGCATGCAGCACTTGATTAGCACAGTGCCAGGGCTTGGAGGTAGTTTTGCCAATCTAGCAGAAGCAAGTGTTAAAGGTGGGGAAGAGTATGAAGATGCACAAAAACAATTTGCAAAAACACTAATCGCTGCACCTGAGTCACTGCGCCGCCAGCTGCTAGCTGCCATGCCTGAACTAGCAGGAACTCTTGGTGATTTAATCAAAAATGCTAAAAATGTTGAACAAGCAGAAAAAGACAAGCTAGAGCAGATGGAAGCCGAAGCTAAACGTCGTGGTATGACTCTTAATGAACTTAAAGCTGAGCGTGCAAAAGAAGCTGAAGAGGATAAAAAACGTAAAGAAGTATTAAACAAGCTTACGGAGGCATTCAACAAACTTAATAATGAAATATTTAGAAGCTTTGCAAGTGCTGCAAACTATTTAATTACACCTTTGGGTTATCTAGCAGACGGGATTACATGGTTATCAGAAAAATTTAATGACATTGATAAAGCTATAACAAGTGCTGTTGGACTAGGCGGACAAGGTGGAATATTAGGGTCTGTTATTGCTTTTGGAGCAGCTATAGGTGCTTCAGTTTTAGCAGTGAAAGGTTTTAGAAGCATTGTATCAATGTTTGGTGGACCAAAAGGTGCGCCAGGTATAGGCGCTAGCGGTATAGGCCCTGGTATTCCAGGTTCTACACCTCAAAATCCCATATATACCCGCGAAGTAAGCGCAGGTGGTTTAGGTGGCGGTGGTTTAGGGGGCGGCGCACCTGGCCGACCAGGCCAAGCAGGTGGCGGTAGATTTGGCAGGTTGGGAAGTATGTTAGGTCGAGGAAGTATTGGCGGATTAGTAGCAGGAGCAGCCTTGGGAGGTTTAGGTACTGCTGCTACTGGAGCAGGCTATGGTAAAACTGGTGCGGGACTTGATATTCTTGGACAAGCTGCAGGATTAGCTGGCACTGGCGCCATGTTGGGTGCATTTTTAGGTCCAGGTGGGGCATTAGTAGGCGGAGCATTAGGCGGTCTAGCTGGCGCAGGCATGGGCCTATATCAACACAGCGGAACTTTATTTGGCGGCGGTGGTGCAGACGCACAACGCAGTCCCGAGCAAGCTGCAGGGCAAATGTCGTTACTTGAACAGATTGACAAAATGTTAGAAGATCGTCAAGGTTTAAACTTGCAATACAGTGAAACTGGTCAAGCCCTAAAAGATTTCAGCGCAGGTTACCGTGAAGTTATAAGTGCTATTAGCTTGACTCCTGGTGCTGGAGGCTTTGATAATCTTTCTAGAGTATTAGGTGCAGTGAGTGGTCGAGCAGAAACTCCTGCATCTGCACCTGAGTATCAAGGTATGAATACTGATTGGCAAGCTGATACTTTGAATATTTGGAAAAACATACGTGAACTTAATGAAAACATGAAAGACCTATTGAGTTCCATGAATACAAGCTTGGCAACTTTAGTAACTGATCGACCAGTGCAAGGAGCAGGATTATCTGCATCTTAAAATATCTATGCATGTGTTTCCTACCATAAATATTGTGTAAAAATCAGGAACTAGAATGTCTTCTTGGAAAAAATACTTTAGCGCCGTGCCTAGCCCTGCAAGAACAACTCGTGAAGTGGGTAACTCTACCAGTGGGCAAGGAGGAACCAGCGGCAAATACAGTAGTTTTTTGCCCGAGGTTTATAGCGGGGCTCCTAATAGAGTTGAGCGTTATATTCAATATGAACAAATGGATTTAGATAGTGAAATCAGCAAAGCTCTTGATGTTATAAGCGATTTCAGCACACAGAATTTTGAAAATGACACTGATCCTTTTGACATAGTGTATCATGACGAGCTAACAGATACAGAAATCACGTTGTTGAAGGACACTTTACGGCAGTGGTGCAGCTTGAACAAATGGCAGCAGCGCCTTTGGCGGGCATTTAGAAATGTCATCAAATATGGCGATCAGATTTACATACGTGATCCTGAAACTTTTGAGCTTATTTGGGTTGATCCCACAAAAGTTGAAAAGATCATAGTAAATGAAAATCGTGGCAAAGACATTGAGCAATATGTTATTCGTGATATTGATTTAAATCTGCAAAGCATGGTTGCCACCAGCATGCTGGTTCATGACCAGTATAGCTTTCCTGGAGGGTATCCACGTAGCAGTAATCCTGCTGCTGGTGCAGGCACTGTGAACTACGGTGTTGCTAGTAGTCCGGGAAGTAGAAACTCACGTTTCAACTTACCCGACAACAACTATGCTATTGATGGCACCCATGTTGTGCATTTGAGTTTAAGTGAGGGCATGGACAGTCAATGGCCCTTTGGCACCAGCATATTGGAAAGCATTTACAAGGTTTACAAGCAAAAAGACCTGCTGGAAGATAGCATTATCATTTATCGCATAGTGCGGGCACCAGAACGTAGAATTTTTTATATTGATGTGGGCAATCTCAGTGGTCCACGTGCCATGCAATATGTCGAGCGTATTAAAAACGAAATCTATCAACGCCGAATCCCCAACAGAACAGGTGGAGGACAAAGTATTTTGGATGCGGCTTATAGCCCTATTGCCATAAATGAGGACTTTTTCCTTGCACAAAACTCTGAAGGCAAAGGATCCCGTATTGAAACTTTGCCTGGTGGTGAAAATCTCGGACAGATTGATGACTTGAAATACTTCAACAACAAAATGATTCGCGGCTTGGGTATTCCCAGCAGTTATTTGCCCACAGGGCCCGAGGATGGCACCACTGTATTCAGTGATGGCAAAATAGGATCAGCCTTTGTTCAAGAATATCGTTTTACCAAATACTGTCAGCGTTTGCAAAATCTAGTTGCTCCAGTTTTAGATAGAGAGTTTAAACTATTTCTCAAGCATCGTGGCATAGAAATCTCCAGCAGCTTGTTTGATTTGCAGTTTTGGGAACCTCAAAGCTTTAGTGATTATCGTCGCATACAAAAAGAAAGCGAACAAATCAACTTGTTTACCAGCATCATGGGCAGTGATGCAAATCGTTACATCAGCAAGCGATATGCACTAATGCGTTATCTTGGTTGGACAGAGGAAGATGTTATTGAAAATGAACGCAGATTCCAGGAAGAAAACGCTGATAAAGTAAAAGCAAAGACTGGTAAAGCACCAAGTGATGAAAATAATGTGGATTTAGCTAGTGTGGGTATTCGTGATGTGTCAGGATTTGAAGAGCCTGGTTTGCCTGGCGAACCAGGTGGAGAAGCTCCTCCTGAAGTTGCTGCACCTGCTGCTCCAGAAGCTGCACCAGCCGCTGCACCAGAAGCCCCGGGAGTATAATCATGCAAGCACAAGAGATTGGCTACACAGATATAAGTCAAGACGAATACAGTCAAAGAGAAATAAAAGACAGCAGAAAACCAAAAATTACTTTGGCACATTTGAATCGTTTAAAAAAAATGCGAGCAGCTAGAGATTTGGAAACACTAATGAAACAAGATTTACTGCAACTGATGTATGGATCTCCTCAAGAAGAAGGTGGAGGCATGGGTATCTAATATGGTTTACAACATCTATATCGCAGGCTTGGGTAATGTTAGTTTAAAAGACAGTGTCTTAAACACTACATTGACAAGCTTGGCTTTGCCAGGTAGAAATACCAGTAACTATGGTTTAAGTTTAAATCAAAACTTGGTTAACTTGCTGCAAAATTTTGCTAGCATTAATTCACCAGCAAATCCACAACAAGGTCAGCTTTGGTATGAGACGTCAACTCAAGAGTTGAAAATTTACACAGGAAGTGTTTGGTCTACTATCACACCCAGTGCTGACAGCAATGCTGGCAGCCACAGTGTTGTTGTGAAAGTAGGATTGACTGATTATTACATTACTGTGATTTTAAGCGATGCACAAATAGTAGCTGCGTTTAGCGAACGTGCGTTTGTACCAGCTGAGTTACCAAGCGTAATAGTAATAGGCAGCTTGAGTTACGATTTGTCTGTGAGATTTCCCACGGGACTAGTGCAGGGCTTGACCATGGCCCAAGAGAGTGGTAACTTGTTTGCTATAACGGGGCGAGCTAGTTCTGCAGAAGTTTTAGAAACCCCCCGTGCTATTTCTTTAAGTGGAGATGCTTCAGGAACAGCTTTGTTTGATGGTAGTCAAAATATCAACATTGCTGTGTCGTTTAGTAACATAAACGTTGCAGGAACTTATAGCAAAGTTACTGTGGACAATGGCGGCAGAGTTATAGCAGGGAATATATCATTAAGTAATGTTGATGTTATTAGCAGTTTGGGATATACACCCCTACAACAAGTGAACTTAGATGGTGCTGCTTTAGGTACATCAACATTATATGGTGCCATTGCAAATATTACAGTAGCTTTAGCTGACTCAGGTGTTAGTGCAGGAACTTACAACAGTGTGACAGTTAATAGCAAAGGCTTGGTGACTCAAGGTGTTGTTAGCTTGGACCTGCCTTTATATGGCATTATACTTTGGCCGCAAACATATCCTATCCCCAGCAACTTTGCTGCATGCAATGGCCAAACTGTAACTGGTGCAGGAGGGGTTTCCATCACTACACCTGATTTAAGAACATATACACAAGGCCCTACTACATATATTCAAAGAATCAGTTAAAAAACCGGGCGTTTTTTATTATTTTCCGTGATACAGTGTAAATATCGTTGAGTCTGTAAGCTTTTTAACAAGGAGCATGAAATGAGTAAAACAAAGTTAGAGAAGGTTTTAGAACACCTTCTAAATAATGAAGAGGGTCAAGCTAAAGCACTATTGCATCAAATCTTTATTGAAAAAGCTCGTGCTATTCATGAAGAACTGATGACACATGAAGAAGACGACATGATGGAAATTGGTGGCAGTGGCGACCAAGGCGAAGACTTCATGCATGACGTTAAAGAAATGTCTGACGACATTTCTGATGACGATGCTGAAATTGAGTTTGAAGAAGTCATGAGCGAAGAAGATGAAGACATGATGGACATGGAAACTGAAGTTTCAGACGAAACTGAAGATGACATGGATGACATGGAGGACATGACAGACATGGAAGGCGCAGCTGACCATGGCGGTGAACTAAGCGGCATGGAAAAGGGTATTGATGCTTTGACCAAAGCTCTAGAAGAACTAGAAGCTGAGTTTGAACGTATTAAAGACCAAGGCGGCGAAGAAGACCATGAAGGTGATGAAGATCTAGAAGCTGACGAAACAGAAGTTGACATTATGGATCAACCTGAAGGTGAAGAAGAAGGTGAAGAAGAAGAGGTTGAGGAAGTTGAGGAAGATTGGGATTCACTAAGTGAGGCCGTGAGCCTTGACGTAGTGGATCAAAATCCCATGCAAAGCCAAAAAACCCCTGGTGAAGTTGGTAGCGGTAAGTTTGCTAGCGACGTAGGTGCTCGTGCCAAAAGCCCAGTTCCAGCCAGTCAAAAAGAACGCATGGGTGCAAAGCCTGTTGATCCCACAAAAGGTGGTCATCACAGCGGTTACAATCGTGAATCTGCTCCCAGCAGTGCAACACTAAAGCATACCCAAGGTGACAACCGTCGCAAAAAGGCTACTGATCACATGGGACATGTAAGCAAAGAAGGCGCAAGCGGTGCTATCCTTAACAAAAGCACTGAAGGCAACAAAAAGAGCCCACTAACTCGCGCTCCTGCAAAATAAACTACTTACTGTAGTTTTTGTGAAAAACGGCTGGTAACACAGCCGTTTTTCCTTTTTGAATAAACCAAATCCCAAGAAACAACAGAAAACCACACTATTTTTTAATGGTTTAGACCCTGGCTACTAAATATCTCTGACAAAGAATGTCCGAGGATGAAAATGACAAGCGCTCTGCTTATTGAACATCTTACATATGAACGAGCCGCTGCTGAAGTTTTAACTGAAACAGATGGCAATGGTCAAACTAAACACATGTATATGAAAGGGATCTTCATTGAAGGTTCCCGCAGAAACCAAAATGGCAGAGTTTATCCTGCCCCAGAAATACGTCGAGCAGTAGAGCAAATAAAAGAACAAATTCGCAAAAACAACAGTGTTTTAGGCGAATGCGATCATCCTCAAGAACTACAGATTCATTTAGATCGTGTCAGCCACAAAATCACAGACATGTGGATGGACGGAGATAATGGGATTGGCAAGTTGCAAATACTACCTACACCAGTGGGTAATATTATAAAAACTTTGCTGGAATGCGGTTGCAAACTTGGCGTTAGCAGCCGTGGTAGTGGTAACGTTGATGACGAAGGTCGAGTAAGCGACTTTGATATGCTTACAGTGGACATTGTTGCCAACCCCAGTGCACCTAATGCATATCCCACTCCAGTGTATGAACAACTAATGAATCGCAGACATGGATATCGGACTCTGGATCTAGCACAAAGCGTTAGGCACGACCCCAAGGCTCAAAAGCACTTGAAGTCCGCCTTGCTAAGCTGGATTGATGATCTGAAACTTTAAAAGGAGCGACCGTCCAATGGAAACTACATTGAAAGATCTCCTGGAGAACACAGCATTGGGTGATGAACTCAAAGCCACACTCCAGGAGGCTTTTGAAAATAAAATTCGCAGCATGGAGACCCGTCTTCATGAGGACTACGCTGCTCGTTATCAAAATGACAAAGCAGTGTTAGTGGAAGCCATGGACCGGATGTTGAATGACACTATTCGTAGCGAACTCGGTGAGTTTGCTGAAGATCGTGCAAAATTGCGTACTGCAACAAAGACATCTAGCCAACGTTACAATGCTCGTTTGCGTGAGCACATGAAGGCGATTAATGCATTTGTTGCACGTCAACTCAATGAAGAGCTGACGGAATTTGTAAAAGATCGTCGTCAACTAAAAGTTCAACGTCACCAAATGGCAAAAGAACTTGAGAATATTCGTGAAAACACCAGCTTGGAATACAGTCAACGTGTTCGCAAACTGGAAGAATTCATTCTCAAACAACTAAGCGAGGAAATAGCTGAATTCCATGCTGACAAGAAGGCACTTGTAGAACAACGTGTCAAGCTTGCACAGCAAGGACGTCAACGTATTGAAGAAACTCGCGCGCAATTCATTAATCGAGCCAAAAATCTTGTTGAAGGCACTCTAAACACTGTAATTCGTGAAGAACTCAGTCAATGGCGTGATGACATCAAAGTTGCAAGAGAAAACAACTTTGGACGCAAGATATTTGAAGCATATGCAGCAGAGTATATGAACAGCTATCTAGCTGAACATAGCGAAGTTCGCAAGCTGACTCGTCAACTTACTGAAACCAACGGTCGTTTAGACACGGCTCTACGTCATGTAGACCGTCAAAAACAAGCTCAGACTCGTTTGGTGGAAGATGCACAAGCTCGCATAAAAACTGCTGAAGACCGTGCCCAGCGCATGGTAATCCTGCAGGAAATCACAGCCCCATTGGGCCGTGAAAAACGAGCAGTGATGGAAGATTTGTTGAAAGGCATCCGCACACAAAACCTGCGCGAAGCATTCAACAGATATCTACCCACTGTCATGCAGGGTAATGTTGCTCCTGCTGGTCGTGGCAAACAAGCCCTTGCTGAATCACAAACACAAGAAAAGCGAGCAGTGGTAACAGGCAACAGAACCAATAAACTTGCAGAATCAGTATCAGAAGAAACTCAGGCTGACCTGGGCCAAATTCTGTATCTGGCAGGTATTCATAGAGAATAAGGAGAACTAATAAAATGAGTAAAAATCTCTTTGAGACACACTGGGCAGCTACAAAACAGGCCCTATGCGAAGGTCTCAGTGGTAACCGTAAAAAAGTCATGGACGTAGTCCTTGACAACACCAAGCGTGAACTAAACAAAATGAGTGGCATCTTGTTTGAGACTGCCAGTCCCGGTAGCACAAGCGCCGGTAACATCGCAACCCTGAACAAGGTTATTTTGCCTGTTATCCGTCGTGTAATGCCAACTGTTATTGCTAACGAAATCATTGGCGTACAGCCCATGACTGGTCCTGTGGGCCAAATCCACACCCTGCGTGTGCGTTATGCTGATACATTTGGTACACCAAATGCAGTAGCAGCTGGAACTGAAGCTCTCAGCCCATTCGACATTGCACGCTTCTATAGCGGTAATGGCAACAGCACAACTCCTCGCGCTGCACCAACCAGCGTGCTAGAAGGTACAGCTGGCAAGAGACTGAACATCCAAATCTTGAAGGAAACAGTGGAAGCCAAGACACGCAAGTTGTCAGCTCGCTGGACCTTTGAAGCTGCTCAAGATGCACAAGCCCAACAAGGCATTGACATCGAAGCAGAAATCATGGCTGCTTTGGCTCAAGAAATCACAGCTGAAATTGACCAAGAAATCTTGACCAGCTTGCGTACATTGGCTGGCACAACACTAACTTATGACCAAGGTGCTGTAAGCGGTACTGCAACATACGTTGGTGACGAACATGCTGCTCTAGCAGTGTTGATCAACCGTGGTGCAAACTTGATTGCTGCCCGCACACGTCGTGGTGCAGGTAACTGGGTTGTGGTAAGCCCCACAGCTTTGACAATCCTGCAAAGCGCAACAACTTCAGCTTTTGCTCGCACAACCGAAGGTACATTTGAAGCACCAACCAACACCAAGTTCGTTGGCACTTTGAACAACACCATGCGCGTGTATGTTGACCAATATGCTGCTGACGACACAAACGTATTGGTTGGTTACAAAGGCCCTGGCGAAATCGACGCGGCGGCATATTATTGCCCATACGTTCCTCTAACAAGCAGTGGTGTGATCATTGACCCCACAACTTTTGAACCAGTTGTGAGCTTTATGTCACGTTACGGCTATTTGGAACTCAGCAACACAGCATCAAGCCTTGGCAATGCTGCTGACTACTTGGCTGGTATTTCCATTAACACAGCTAACTTGAAGTTTATTTAAGTTACTCAGCAAGTATCCTGCTTGTTGTGAACAATAAAAAATCCGGGAGAAATCCCGGATTTTTTTGTACATAAATCTTTATGCAAGTGTTATTTTTTGTTCCATGCCCATACTGCATTGCCACAATCCCATATCCGATCTAATCCTGCAAGCTTGGCCATGGAATATTCGTCTGTAACAGCAGTAAAATCAATCATAGGAAACTTCCTTAAGATATTGTCCTTGGTAAAGTTCGAACGATGATATAATTTATATTCATTATTTTTAAAGTACCAATATCCCACGCTGGTATCTTTATTTCGAATAAAACCTAGATATTTTAAATAATCGCCTTCTCCGTATCGTAGATTACTGTAACTTAGAATACTAGTGGGATTATAACTTTTGATAAATGTTGAAAATAGTTTACCAGCAACACCTGGATAGTTTTTACCGTTAGTTGCGAATCTAACCATTTCCCACTCTTGTAAAAGCTTTGCAGAATTAACTCGATTATTTTTACCAAATGTCATAACAGCGACTAGTTCATCACGATAAAAAGCACCAAATTTTGTTGATGTATTTGCATATCCGTCAATGTGAAACACCTCTAGAAACTGCTTAGCGATGTTTGTATCAATTTCTTTTATTGCTAACTTCCTAGCACCGATACCAGTTTCAGATCTTTTAACGAGATGTTTAATGCGCGACAGAACTATATTTGGTCGGTGTATCCATTCATTTTCAAATATAGTAACTAATTTTATACCAGCTTCTTTACATTGTAAATACTTTTCCCTATGGTATTTCCTATTTAGGTAGACAGATTCTGAATGATAATATAATCCGCAATATTCTATTGCAACATTTAATGAAGCACTATAGAAATCCAGTTCCTTGCCTTTTAGTATTTTCCTATCTTTTTTAAAATCATCACAGCCCAATGATGTTAGGTATTCTCTTAGTTGTAACTCTGGAGATGACTGATGAGGCTTTCTAAGTTCAAATCTATATAGTTGTTTAAATATAACACCATCACTTACACCTAGTTTAGATGAAATATCAGAAGTAGGCATACTTAGAAATAGTTCTTTTAACAATTCTTTATCATTTAAGATTTCAATAGTTTTAGGTGAATAATGTAGCTTGGCAACGTTATCAACGCCATATTTCAGTAATGTAGTTTGCTTAATTTTATCTTTGGTAACTTGGCAGTGCATTGGATTGTTGATTTTTAACTTTGCTCGATTTTCTAATATTTGGCTGGGATTGATGATATCATCACCATATATTTGTTGTAATGTTTTTCTAGCTTTGGCTTTGGTATTGGGATTGGCTAGTCCTACCCCGCCTTGACTTTTCATTTTGGCGATTCTGCGTTGAGTTGCTGCTGATTTAGCATGATCACATGATCGTGAACAGAACTCGCGATAGCCTGTTTTTATGCTGACAAATGTTAAAGCTTGACCACATGCACACAGAGGTGGGTGTTCCAAACCATTCACATAACAATAGATTTTTTCACTCCAGTTGGAACATGATGCGCTTGCGGTCCATGCTGTTACAGCGAGTGCTAGGTCCTTGTTGCTTTTTACTCGTGTAGCTATGCCGTCAGGCGCATGCGAGCTTAACAAGTGTTGAATTTGTGAAACAAAAGGGTCATGTGTATTTGATGCCATAACTATATTTACTGTTCTAAATCATAAAAAGCTAGAGTTGAGAAAATGTTTTGACAACTGTGAAATCATGTGCAAGAATAACATAGTATTAAAGAGGTCCCATGCAACGCCTAGCTGATTTGAAAACTGAAGTTTTGCCATTTAATGGACTTGAGCTTCATATGACCAAACAAGACTTTTGGAGCAGCAAGCTACGTTTGCAAAATGACAACTGGTTGTTTCGCAAATGGTGGCCAGTATGGCAAGAACTGGGCCTCCACGGTCCAGGTCATTTGCTAGATGTAGGTGCAAACTATGGTGTAGCCAGTTGGGAGTTTTTATCTCAAGGGTTTGTTACTTCCACAGAAATGTTTGAACCCATACAAGAAAACTGTGAATCTATTACTAGGACATATCATGCAACTGAGGTTGCATGGAAGTTGCATAACACTGCTGTAGGTGAAACTTCAGGTGTTGTAGAGTTTGCATGGAATAAAACACAAACAGGCACCAGCCATGTTGTCCAACAGGGACAAGGTAATCGCCAAGTGCCTATTGTGAACCTTGACAGTTTAACACTGGATCCTGTTAAACTTATGAAAATTGACGTGGAAGGTCATGAACTGGCAGTATTGCAAGGGGCCACGCAGCTTCTTGAGCGTGATCAACCTTGGATATTTTTTGAGTGCAATCACAAAACGCCTGATGAACTTGCACGCAGTCATGAAGCTATACAGTGGTTGACAGAACATGGTTACACATGTATCAGTGCCAGCCAACATGTGATATCACACAAGCAACATGTGCAAATCAGTAACTTGGCTAGTGATGTAATTTTGTCACGAGTAAACGACCTGCTGGCTGTGCCCACCTGGCGTGCACACAACCACAACTTCCGAAACATAAACTTGAATCAAATATGGCAACAACAGTTAGACCGTATGTCGGGAACAATAACATGGCAGGATAATGTTCCATGGGCTCCAGCACCAGCGGCCAAAGTACCTGACTTATTGCCCTATGTTCAAGATGGTCAACGGTATCAACCGTCCAAAAGTAATAGAGTTTATCAACTACTGGACAATCAAGTGCTGGTTACAGAAAAGTTTTTCCTAGAGTTTCCGCGTCCTCAAACTGTCACATCAAGTTTATTCTTTTAGCCACAAATAGCCTCGTAAAATACTAAATACTGGGTATTTTTACGAGGCCCTTATGCTCATATCTGAAATTTTATATAGTCCACTGCCTTATTTGATGGAAGGCGGCAATGTAAGCAGCAAAAGTCCTGGTTGGAAAGGTGCGCAAGATCAAGCCGCGCAAGAAATTGATCTCAAACTGCATAATAGAGATTTCATGGTCAAACAACTGAGAAAGTTGTTTGCTGCTCAAAATAAAAGCTTTCGCGAAGCCACAGGCAAGTATATTTGGGCACCCAGTTTGCTGACAAGTGGAGACATGTTTAGTGGAAGCAGTGTGCATTTTTTCAATATCAAAAAAATTAACACTGAAGATTTCCTAAACAAACTGAAAAAAACCAAAGTTGGTGATATTGATACCCAAGTTGATCAAAATCTTGGTGAGGAATTAGCCACTTGGTTGGAAAGTATCATAGGGCAAAAAGTTGGAAACGGTGTGCTTTTGGGATTCAACAGTTCCTTAAGCAGTATTTGGTTGCTAGATGATCCTGTTGTGCGTGTGCAAGTGGACTACGAGCTGGGTCCTTATGATACCAAAACTAAAAAGCCCACTGAATGGTTTGCTTACAGTCACAGCAGCCATTATGACGACATGGAAGTAGGCATTAAAGGTGTATTCCACAAGTATATAAATCGCGCCCTAGTGCAAGCACATCAAACCAAAAAGTATGTTGCAAAAGTTCAAAAACGTGGCGTTAAAATAAGTGATGAGCCTGTTCAAGACAGCAACTATAGTTTTGCTGTGACCAGTGCTCAAGGTGGTGGCCTTAGTTTGAAATACCGTCCTTACCTTGATCCTCAAACAGGTGAGCCTGCCACCAAAAAGAATATTCCCATAATGCAATATATTGAAACAGCAGATAGACATTATGTGCAAAACCTTGATCAGCAGTTTGAACTGATGTTTGGACGTAAACGCACGGAAGCTGATAGAAAACTGCAAGGTAGTTTTGTTGGCACAATTCAACTTATGAACAAGTATCTAAAACCCGAACAAAACCGTGCTGTAGTCGAAGCGTTTTATGATATTTTGTTTGGTGCTGGGGCACAAATGATCACAAAAGACGATCCGCAACGTGACCGCGATACCAAGTTCGCTGCTATTGACATCATGCTTTTGGGAACCAAAGACCACAAACCACTTAAAGTGCCAAATTCAACTCAACTGCGTCAGCAAGCTGTAAACATGGCAATAGATTACGAAAGCAAGTTTCGTAGCAGACAAAAAGAAAAAGGCATAATACAAGAAGCTCAAGATACACCTAGTTTTGCTAGAAAAGGTGTTCAACACATTTACAGTAGACTGCCTGACGGCCGTGCCAGCAGCATGGAGATGAAGGACGCAGATTTTATTAAACTTTGTCAGGAAATAGCTCAACTTGGTGGCAACTTGGATGATGTGCCTATTAACTTGAAAGTTGACGGGGCTGGCATACGTTTTGGTAGAGATCAAAAAGGCCAACCATTTTTTATGACTAGCAGGGTGGATCGACCAATATATGCCGAGGACCAAGGATTTTTCTCTAAATATGCAAAAGAACAAGGTCAAAATCAAGAACAACAAGCTCGAGCACGCAACTACGATCAAGTTTTGAAAATCATTACTGGCAGTGACTTTATCAAGAAAGTTCCAGTTAACACATTGGTTCAAGCGGAAATGTTATATAGGCCCATGGCCCAGCAAACTGAGGATGGTTTAAAGTTTGTTAATATCAGTTACGATCCCAAGGAACTTGGTAAGGTTATGACCTTGGTGCCATTTGCTTTTAAAAAGTTCAGCACAGGCACTGAACTACCTGAACAGCAATCCGCAGAAATCAAAAAGCAGTTGACGGACGCCAGCACAAGTGATGTAAAAATAATCAACAACCAACTGGAACATTCTGGATTGGATGTCGAGAAAATAGTTGAGCCGGTTGCGGACCTTGATCCCAAAAATCGTGTTGCAAACAAAGACAAACTTGATGCTGCTAGAGAAAAGCTCAGTCAAACAATTTTGACCAGTCCCAAACTAAGAGGTAAAAATGTTCTTGGCAATACCATGGAAGGCATTATTGTCAACATGCCCAGTGGACAAGTGTTTAAAGTAACATCACCTCAAATGAAACAAGCCATGGCTGCCAAGGCCCCACCTGCTGTGAAAGGCAAGGCAAAAACTGCTGTAGTAGCTATTGGAAGTTTTGTGGGACACAAAGGTCATCAAGAGCTGTGGAGGCTTACAAAAGAACAAGCACAAAAACTCCAAGCCGATCCTTATTTGTTCATAGGCAATGCTGTGGGAGTTGATGATCCCATACCACCCTCTGTTAAAACACAAACTTGGCACAAGCTAGATCCTGAATATGCCTCGAATATCAGTGCTGTTCAACAAGGAGGATCACTTATGCAAAAGATCAAGCATGAGTTGGTCAATCCACGTCGGGGACAAGCTCCTCGCTATGATAACGTTGTTATAATGGTTGGTGAAGATCAGAAAGACATGCCATTGGCACAAGCTATAATGAAATCTGTGAATAAGTTTCCTGGCTATGAACATGTCAAAGTCTCTCTTAATCCCACGCCGCGAACAACTGGCATGAGTTTTACCAAACTGAGAAACATCCTTAAAGATCCTCAAGCAAGTGACAAACAACAATATAATGTGTGGAGTCAAGGTTTTGATGAAACCGCTCTGGGGCAAGATTGGATCAAGTATCTCATGGACATAACTCGCAAGGGCATGGGTGTTAGCCACAAACCACAACGTGATGAAAGTCGTTCTATCTTCCAAGAAGTCACAATGAAAGCAGGTCAGTAAATGCGACACCAGGAATTTATTCAACCACTTTGGGAAGCAAAAGGTTTATTTGGTCGCAAGCCTGGCGATGTTTTTACTGATGATAACAATCAATCAGCTCGCTTTACCAAAATAACCATGTATCCTGATAAGGATAGTTTTCCAGATATTGACCAATGTGATCAAGCCAAGCTGCAAATAGAACAACAAACTGGGCAAAAAATCCTATGGGTTAATGCTCGTAACAAAAATTATCTAGCATTTGCTATTGCCGAACTGGTTTTAGATAATGGTGAACCCATGCTTTGGGGTCGTCACTATCAAAGCGTTCCCAAAAACCTAATAGGCAGTTGGGGTAATAATGAAACTCCCGGCACTTGGCATTTGCAAACTCGCAGTGCCAAGAAAATGAAAACTGGACTAACACCTCAAGATTTGATAGGTAGTGAACAGGCATTTGCAAACACTGCACAACTACTAGATTGGATTGAAAGTCGCGGTGCTAATGAAGAAATCATGGCAGGACTACGTCAGCTAGCTCAAGGTCAAATGCCGGTATTTGAGAATCAAGCAGAAAATCTTGAAGCTATTAGAGACTACCTTGGTGAAATCATGCAGCCTATTGCACTTTGGCAGGGAATGATCGGAGGCGATGCTGACTTGGCCAGACGTGAAGTGCTACGGGCACCTTGGAAGTCATGTCAAGTTCAATGGCCTCAAGGAAAAAACAACAACTTGGTAGACAGCAACTTTGTGAGCAAAAAAGGTGCTGTGCTGGGAATCAGCAGCAAAGGTGCCAGCGGGGCCAATGCAAGCAGTGCAAATATTTGGTCAGCTATTGTGAAAGCACAGCAAAACAATCGCAATGATTTGCTAGAAGAACATGCTGACATGATTGATATCATGCAAGTTATTAATGACAACTCTGCAGAAGAAGGACCCCTGGCGTTGGCTTTGCGTTTTGAGCTGATAACAACCAAACTAGCAAATGAAATTCGCTCAGTGGTGCAAAAAGACCTAACTGAGTCCAGCAAGCTATCTAAAGCAGCACAAGCTTTGTTTAATGAATATGGCAGTAAACAAGACGTACCAGGATTCAAAGTAGGTTATGTTTTGATTGCCAATGTAGCCAAAAATGTAAGTAAACATATCAATCTGATTCCATCGTTTGGTGAAGGTTGCTTGGCATTTTTAAACCAAGCTAGTATTTTGCAAGTTTATACACAAGCTCGTGTTCAAGGTAACAATGTTGCTGTAACTGGATTTTCTGCCATATATCCACCAGAATATAATGGCACAGTATATCTTGATGCAGGCAAAAGCTATTTCAGCAGCAGAATATCAGGTAAAATCAGTTTCAAATACAAGCCATTCAAATCTTCATAAATATTTGAAACTAGGAGTAGGCAATGGCAAAACTGAGTTTATGGCGCGGATTAGGCACCAAAACTCTTGACTACAAGTTTACTGACAAAATAATAGCTCAACAGTACCAAGTTGGTGGAGTGGAGTTTTATTTACATAAGTATCTGGGTCCCAACCCCAATGTTGCGGTTACGGACACCACTGTGAACCTAGATTTCACTGGTGCAGATTCCCGTGATCTTACCATTCAAGACGTGCTAAACATGGAAATAAGAGATCGTAGTTACGATCCCGACGTTTACAGTATTCGCGGACATTATGCTGTTAGTGATCAAGAATTTGATTTGCGACAGTTTGGCTTGTTTTTAAGTAACGAAACCCTTTTTATCACGTTTCACATGAACACCATGGTTGATTTAGTGGGGCGACGTATTACAGCTGGCGATGTTCTAGAGATCTTGAATCAACGTGATGATTTAGTTGAAGGCAGTGTTGCAGCCATAAGCAAATATTATGTGGTAGAGGAAGGCACTCGGCCAGCAGAAGGTTATGCACCTAGCTGGTGGCCACATCTTTGGCGTATCAAGTGCAACCCTATGAAAGACACACAAGAGTTCAAGGATATATTAGATAAACCGCTTTTGGATAGCTTGGGCAACCCTGTGTTGGATAACAGTGGAAACACTCTCACTGTGGGAGATGTGGTAAGCACACGTACAGCTGAGCTGGAAATAAATGATGCTATATTGGAACTTGCGGAACAAAAAGTGCCGTTCCGTAACGTTCAAGGAGCACAGTTTTATGTTTTACAAGGTGACTTAGACAAACCAGTAACTATTTGGGCTGGCGATGGTATTCCTCCCAACCAAAGCAAGCCTGTTGCCAGTGGAAATAGTTGGCCTGCAACTCCTCACGACGGTGATTACTTCCTTAGAACCGACTGGAGTCCAGCTATTTTGTTTACATGGCAAGCAAATCGCTGGCGGAGAACAGAAGCCAACTGGCGCGCACCTTGGTTGCCAGCAAACCGCTTGCTCGCAACATTCATCAACAACGACAATATAACTAATTTACAGGATGGTACAACTATTACACAAAAGCAGCCGCTTAACGAAGTTATACCTCCTAAACTTGATCCAGACATTATTTAAAAAAGGACCCTGGAATGATTACACAAGAACAACTACAACAATGCTTCCCAAAAACCTCAATGGAAACTTGGTATGAACCTTTTGTGCAAGCAGCAACTCGTTGGGAAATAAACACTCCACATCGCATTGCAGCATTTCTAGCACAAACTGGTCATGAAAGTGCCGATTGGAAAATACTAGAAGAAAACCTCAACTACAGCAGTGAACGTCTGCGTGTGGTATTTCCAAAATATTTTAGCAGTGATGCACAAGCACAACCGTATCATCGTCAACCACAAAAAATAGCGAACAGAGTTTATGGCGGACGCATGGGCAATGGTCCAGAAGAATCAGGCGAAGGTTTTAGATTTCGCGGACGTGGATTAATTCAGCTAACAGGCAAAAGCAACTATACTCGTTGCAGTCAAACAGTGTTTAGTGATGAAAGCCTGCTTGATGATCCCGACTTCCTTGTTACTCCCGATGGTGCTCTAGCCAGTGCTTGTTGGTTCTGGACAGCAAACAACTGCAATCCAGTAGCTGATCAACAGGATCATGTTAAACTGACCAAAATCATCAATGGTGGCACACATGGTTTGGATGATAGAATAGCTCGTTATAATCGTTATTTGTCAATAATTTCATAAAAGCATGGATCATTTTTACAGCGGACAACTACGCAACTATCGAATGCAGATTATTCGTGCATTTAGCAACTTCTCTGTGAAATATGGAGACGGCACGTTGCGTCGTGTCCCCTGTAGATATGGCGATCCCAGCCGCATAGCTGAAAATGTTGTGCGCGGCGGCAGTGAAAACAAGCTACTCAGTTGCCCTTTTATAACAGTGTTCATTCGTGACATTGCCATGAATAACACTCGCCGCCAAGATCCCACTTTGGTAGACACTGTGCAAGTTAACGAACGAAACTACAACACTGAAACACAACGATACGGTAATGATGTAGGCAACAGATATACTGTTCAACGTTACATGCCAGTGCCTTATGATTTGACAGTGCAAGTGGATATTTGGACCAATAACTTGGACAGCAAAGAGCAGCTTGCTGAACAGATTTTAGTGCTTTACAATCCCAGCATTGATATTCAAACCAGTGTTAATCCTCTGGATTGGAGTTGGTTAACTGTTCTTGAAATGCAAGAAAGCATAACTTGGTCTAGTAGAAGTATTCCGCAAGGCACAGATAATCCAATTGATGTTATGACCTTGAACTTCCGTATTCCTATTTGGATCAATCCCCCAGCTAAAGTTAAACGACAAAGCCTGATTCAAGAAATCATTACCAATATTATTGATCCTTCAACTCCTATTTCGGACATGGAGTGGACAACTGAAGAGTTCCTAGCTAGAATGTGGACTACACCTGGCAACAGCGGCATAGTGGTTGTTCAGGAAAACGGTCTAACTAAAATCAAACTTGCCAACAGTGCCGGGGTTACTACAGATACTGATCAAAATCCCACAGTTGTTTGGAGTTGGTCCAATCCTGTGGTAGATCCTGGCAGTCAGTTTACATGGAACTCAAATACATATACCTTAACCAGCAGCACAAATGTTTCTAGCATGGTTAGTGAAATACGCAGTCAACTTCCTAATGATACTTACAACTGTCTGCTATTCAATCAAAATCAAATACAGTTTATTAGCACCAATGTTTTAGATCAAACTTTTGCCGAAATAACCCCGGGAGTTTTGAATAGCTTGGGCTTGCCTGCTACTTACAATGGTGGTGACTTGGCTTGGTGGAGATTTTTCAAACCTTTTGGTGATTTTCGCAGTTATGATCAATGGGCAACTCAAGGCAGCAAGCTCAAGATACGCTTGACGGAAAATCCCGATAAAACTGAGCCTGCTATAGAAGGCTACATGGATTTTGATCCACAGGATCAAAACAAAATTATCTGGCGCTTGGATGATTCCACATTACCAGGAACAGAAATCACAACTATTAATGCAGTAGTTAACCCTCAGCTTTCTGGTCCCAATGCTGGATTGCCTCCTGCACAGACAGGACAAAGATACTTGTTAACAGATGACATGCCCGAGACCAATATTGCCTGGATGGGAAATTTGGCCGCTGTGACAAACAGTATTGTGGAATATGATGGCAGCAGTTGGTTTGTGGATTTTGATCCCACTGCGCATGTAGATGACACCTACTGGGTTTACAGTCTATTGACAGGTAGATATCTCCAATGGAAAAATGAAAATTGGAGTAACCTTGTAAACGGACTATATAGACCAGGCCAGTGGTATCTCAGTATATAACTGCTAAATATCTCAGGAGACCAAAATGACCACTAGTACCTTGCGAGTCAACTTGATTAATGAAGTTAAAAGAATGCTAGGTGGAAGCATGATTGATCGTGAGTTGGAATCTGAAGATTACGAACTAGCCGCTACTTTGGCTTTTGAGCGTTATAACTTGCGTAGCGGAAATGCTCAAGAAGAAGCTTATATGTTTTTGGAGTTAGTGAACGAAGAAGGCGTTTACTATCTACCTCAAGAAATCATAAGTGTGCGACAGATATTTCGTAGAGGTTTGGGTGAAACTAATGGTGGGACAAGTTTAGATCCCTTTAGCTTGGCATATACTAACTTGTATCTTTTACAAGCAGGTGCTGGTGGCGGTTACACTGCGGGACTACTGACATATGAAGCATTCAACCAGTTTCTCAAACAAGCTGGGCGTATGTTCGGCGCTTATTTGAACTATTCCTTTAACACAGTAACTAAAAAACTGCAACTTGTGAGAAAACCCACAGGTGGTGAAGCAGTGTTGCTTTGGGTTTACAAGACAAGAACAGAAGATGAGCTGTTAAGCGATCCTTTTGCTAGACCCTGGATACGCAACTATACCTTGGCTTGGTCAAAACAAATGCTGGGCGAGGCATATGAAAAGTATGCTACTATAATTGGTCCGCAGGGTGGAACCACACTAAACGGCGCAGCGTTGAAAAACGATGCCAAAGAAATGATGGACCGTTTGGAAATTGAGCTACAGCAGTACACCGATAATTCAATGCCTCTTGGTGTTATTATTGGTTAGTTAAAAGCTGCTGACGTATTTGTAGATAAAGGTTTTGCAAATCGCCAGTATTGTTTAACACAACGAAATCTTTTTTATAATCCAACCAAGCATACTCGCTTTCATGCACTTCAGGAAAATTCATTTGCATGTAATCCTTATTTCCACTGTGCTCAAACCACAGGGGAAGGGTATCACGTTTCACCCACCAAAGATCGCCCTGCCATGCTTGTAAGGCTTGTATTTCATTGGGAAATCTAACATCAGTTACAACAACATTTCCCGGGATATCTGCTATTGTCTTTTCCAAACTTAATAGCCAGATATCAGTATGAAAATACTGTCGCAATACATTTGTTCCAAAATGTTGTAAAACCCATCTAGGGGTAACTGTTCTACCAAGCTTGGCACTCCACCATTTATCAGGCTGTTCACGCCAAACTCGACTTTCCAAAGTTGAACCTTCAAGGAGCTCACGTGGCCAGTGAAAAATAGCACTAACAGCAGTTTTTAGTGTGTGTGCAAAACTACATGAGGTGAACTTGTATTCACTAACTAAAAAATCACCCACTGTGCCCTTGCCATGGCCAATGAATCCCACTACACCTACAATTTTTCTCATACCTAAATATAAGTTTTAGTGAACTAAAGTCAACGGCATTTGAAATACCATGCACGAACCCTGGTATTTTGGCATCCTCCCTATAAATAACAAGCATTCATTTTCTAGAGAGGTAATCAATGGCCGACTTAGTTTCCCCTGGCGTTTCAGTAACGGTAACCGACGAGAGCTTTTATGCTACGGCTCCTGTTGGCACTGTTCCATTGGTTGTCATTGCCACCGCGCAAGACAAAATAGTGACAGGGACTACAAACGTAGCAGAAGGTACAACAAAAGCCAATGCTGGCAAGCTTGAGCTTATGACAAGTCAGCGTGATTTGTTGCAATATTATGGCTCACCAAGCTTCAGCACAGTAGGTGGCACTCCACAATATGACAGTGAACTTAATGAAGTTGGACTTTTCACTGCTTACGAATATTTGGGAATAGCCAATCGCGCTTATGTAATACGAGCAGATGTTGATTTGAACCAACTGGAACCCAGCGCAACTGAACCCACTGGGACACCAACAAACAACAGCTATTGGCTGCAAACTGACAGCACTTGGGGCTTGTTCCAAAGCGATGGCAATGTGAATCCCGCATTTGCCTGGAAAGCAAAAACTCCTTTAGTACTAAATTCTGCAACAGATTTAGAGAAAATAGTACAAGGTTCTGCTGCAACACCAATCACACAAGCTGATACACCGGTTTTTGGCAGCAATGCAACAATGATTATTAATGGAATTAGCCTTGCACTTAATACCAATCAAAGCATTACTGATGTTGTCAATGTTATTAACGGTGATACCAGCCTTAACTTGTTGCAAATCAGTGCAGAAGTTGTTGCTCGTAATGAAGTAACCAGCAACACAACTGTCCAAACTGTTTTTAGCTTGCGTGTGCAATGTGC